CATTAGACTTAATCAAATCTAATGTGGCCTTAACTAAAGAAGACGACCTTATTACTGGATTAGGAGCTCTATATACTACAGTTAAAGATGAAAACGGCACTCAAAAAGAAGCTTATTAGTTTAGTAATTCTCAGGACTTCTTATTGCCTGAAACGGTGTTTTAGTTAGCTAGTGAAACAAAGCCTAGAAATATAAAAAGAGGAGCTGGAATATTTAGAAGTGAAGACTTTCCATTGAAAGAATTAATAGAAAGTGGACAAATGTCAAACGTACAATTTCTACCTGACAATAAAATGATAAAGGTAGATGGTAATTTCATGCTATCTGGAAAAATGAGGATACCTAAAGAAGATATAGAATCTGCATTAGGTACTGGAATAATTACAGGAGGAACTGGTGTTGTCGCATAGTTAACCCCTATGGGATGGTTTGGTAGAGATACTACTAGAGCTACTATAGAGAAGTTGTTTGGTGGTAGAAAAGTAAAAGAAGTAGTAGGTGAAAATGGAGCAGAGTTCTATGAGTTAGATACATATAGAGCACTACCTTAGGAAGACTTATCTTCTGAATATTGGCAAAGAGTATTACAAAGATGGCAAGGTGGTTCCAGTAGTGGTATAGGAGGAGCTAGTCAGGCTAAAGATGAATATTACACATCAGCAGAACAAACATTAGGATATTAATTATGAAAAAATAGAAAGTATACGATTCTTCATTAATAAACTCTGTCAGACAAAGACAGAGTTTATATGATAATTATATATAGCCTAAAGGTAATGTAGTAGAAGAATACATACATGAGATACAAAATCCTGTATCTTTGGATAAACCAGAAGACTTTGGTATAACGGATTTAGCGGTTAACGCGTTCTATGACTGGAATTAGACCTTAAATAGTATTAATAAGGATGAATCGCTTGGTAGGTATATCAGAGCAGACGAAGACTACAATACATTGTTAGGTCTTAAGGAATATATAAACGCTACTAGAGGAATATTAGAAGTATCTAAACAATTAAGTCAGAATCCTGATAATGAAGAACTGAAATAGAAACTAAAAGAACTATCTACTATATCATTAAACAGCAAACCTGCATACGAAAAAGCATTAAAAGGTGAATTTAATCATCAACCTTTAAATGATCAGTTACCTTATCAGTTAAAAAATGGTAGATTTGATGCCGTATTATCAGAAATAGACTATCAAACTAATATATCTTTAAAGCCAAATCAAAAGGAATTAGAGGATGATAACACAGAAAATATTCAAAATACCAGAATTACCTCTCTAAAGAGAGCAAAGAAGTACGCAGACAAAGCTAGATACTATGATAGTAAGATAAACTCTGAGTATTATAGAATGAAGAAAACACAACCAGGAATGGATTTTACAGATATAGATACATATTTATATAAACTACCTGGTTTATTTGGTTCTTCAGCTAACTCTTTGGGTAAACAAATACTAGGTACAATAAGTGCAGTAGTTGCTTCTATATCCAAATTTAAGAATCCTCTGGTTGGAGGACTTGCTGCTTTAGGTTCAATAGCTGCGAATATAGCTGCACGAGATTCTGAGTCTAATGCCGAAGTATATTCAAATTATAAAACTGCTATACAAAATGCAGCCGAAAAGTCTGGTATATCAAAGATAGTATTGAAAGATGCTAGAAATCAAATGAAAGACTCTGGCAAGTATACAAAAGAATAGATATAGGATGATGACTATATATATGATCAAATACTTTCTGGTAATATTAAAGTAAATAATAATACTTTTGATAAGATTAGATTAGACAATCTTGAAGGTATACGTTCTTTATTTACTGATAATATGGCTTTATCTACAGTAGATGTTGCTCAGTAGGCATTAGAAGTAGTTCCTCTAGGTTCTATAGCTAAGTCAGTTAAAGGTCTTAAAGCATTACAGAAGTTATCTCAGAGTAAAGTAGGAAATGCTCTTGATAAAGCTATTGAAGCTGGAAGCAATATTAGAAGTTAGTTAGCTAATAGAATAGACGATATAACTCAATTTGGTATTGATAATATAGACAAATTACCTACTAAAAGATTGCGTAAAAATATAGCAGATTTAGGAGGTAGAATTGCTATATCTTCTGTATTAGAAGGTGCAGAAGAAGGAATACAATATATAAAAGGTCAAAGATATATTGATAGAGATTTTGATCCAGATCCTAATATAGTGAAGAGTTGGGTTAAAAACTTAGGTACTGGAGCTAGAGCTATATTTGCAGCTATTACTCCTTGGGATCCTGTATATTCTAATGATCAAGAGTTCATAGAAAACTTCAAAGGAGGAGCGTTACTTGGCGGTCTTACTACTGGTGCAATTAGTGGTATTACTAATATACCAGGTACTAGAGCGTAGATTAAATCTGATCAATTTTTATCCTCTCTCTATGCAGAGAGTATGGATATGAAGGATAGAGTAAGAAAAAATATTCTGTATAGTAAAAAGATAAGGGAAGGAAAGTGGGATAACTTAATGGAATCCTTTGATTATCTATCTTCTATGAACATAGATGGTATAGATAAATCTGATATTGAAGCAGAAAAACAAAGAGCTTAGCTAGTAAGAAATACATTTACTTCTCAGACTAGCATAGGATAGGCTTTAGCTATAGGTATAGATCCTAGAACAGAGGAATATGATACATTTGTAGCATTAAAGGATCATCACGATCAATTGCTAAGTGATGCGTCAAAACGTCTGTATGACGCTAATTCTGCAGTAGAAGAAATAATGTATAGTCCTGAAGTGGAAAAACACATAATAACTATAGCACCAGATGCAGATATAGATACTCAAATAAGTATAAGACGTGCTATAGAAACCTACCCTCTACTTAAATTACACGATGAACTAATTAATGACTTCTTTGACAATAGTGCTAAGAAGTTGGAAGAACTGGAGAAGAATACTAATATACGTACATCTAGGTCTGATGTAATTAAATTCAAACATGCCTTGAACAAAGATAAGAAGGCTATATCAAAGGTTATGCGTGATCTGAAAAAGATACTAGATGACAATAACATTACAGAACAATAGTTAGAAGTTCCAGAAGTACACTAGACATTAAAAGATGCATTACAAGTTCAATTAATTGCTAATTTAGATAGAAACAGAGCAGAATTAGAAAGAGAAATCATGTTCTCTACTGATGAAAAAGCAATTAAGGCAAAAATAAATAAGTATAACAGAGTTGATATTAAAGATAATGAATTCATATAGAAACTAGATGATCTATATTCTGGTAAGAAAGAAGAACAAGAAGTAGAAGACGCTGTAATAGTAGGTGCAGAACCAGCAGAGACTGTAGATGTACCCTCCAAGACGTCATAGACAGAACAAAGTTCTGCAACTTCTTCAGCTGAATCTTTTCCAAAACATAATAAATATGGTATAATTATCAATTTTAATACAGATGATGATACTGATGGTACTAGTGTAAATATAGATGCTACGGAGGCTAAACGTGTATCTTTCGTTCTTTATAAAAGCATTGAAACGTCAAAAGACTTTGAAGAATTTTTATTAAAACTTCAAAACCGTGGTTGGAAAGCGAAAGCGTACGATATAGAAACTCTTCGCTAGTTGTACCCGTTTGTTAAGAACGGTACTATGACCAAAGAACAATTTGAATCGTATTTTGCATTTGGTAAGAAAGAAGAACAAGAAGTAGAAGTACCCATTGATCAAAAGCTTCTCAACGAATCTATGAATGACTTCATATCAGAAGGAGAATACCTTATTCACCAGAAAGTGAATGAAAGAAGTAAACTAAGAGCGGAGGAATTAGCTCGTATAACAAAAGAAGCACAGGAAGAATATCAAGCTCAGTTAGCTTTAGAAGAAATAAAAGCTAAAGAGCGCAAACAGACGTTGTCCGAATAGAAGGATACACCGATAGAAAACTCAGACGTAACACCTATTACTCCTGTAGTAGACCCAGATAAGACAGAGCCAGCACAAGTACAAGAAGTACCTACATTGGGTAGTATACTTGGTAATTTACTAGGAGACGAGGCGGTTCAGCAAATGGATCAACCATCTATACCTGTTACAGAAGAGAATATGCCAGAATAGGTAGAATCTAAACTCACACAACTAGAACCGTTAACTTATGATCCGTTAATAGATCCATATTCTCATCAATTAGCATATGAATTTAAATCATCTTACAAAGGTGAAGATGGACTTTGGAGAAAGAAGAGTACTAGATTCAGAGGTATGGAAGACTATCTGAATGATGAAGATTTTGGTAAAGTAAGTACAGGCAGAGATTTCATACAAAAGGCTCAGAAAGAAGGTGTACATTTTGAGGTAAAAGAAATAATAGATTCTAATACTGGAGAAGTACAGTATGATATATACGCTGTATTTAATATCGATGGTAAGAAATATGCCGCTGTAGTTAAAACAGAAGGATGGTTAAGGAATAGAGGTGGATCTGATTCCAGATTCTTAACTATGTCTAAGGAACAGCAAGATCATATTATATCTAATCTTAACGCTCTAAGAAACAAAATAATAGAGTATCATAAATTAGTTAAAAACGACTCTAACTATCAAATAGTACCTACAGGATTAAAAACCACTACTGGTAAATTTGTAAATCTTAAGAATAGTGACGGCAGTCCTTTTAATAGGTCTTTAATTGATACTGTATGGTAGACAGAAAAAGATCCCTATAAAATAACTCCAGATAATACAGAGATTGGAGTAACTACTGGAGGACATGGTGGCAATGTTATTAGACTTGGTAACAGAGTTTTATCTGCTAAAGGTTTTCCTATGGGTAAACCAGCATGGATTATAAAAGTACCTAGAGCTGATGGTAAATTTGATGAGAAAGTAGCTATTCTTAACTATAAAAACTTCAAAAATGATAAAGAAATAGCAGAACTAATTTTAGATCTTGTTACCTCTAACCAATTACAATATAAGGATAAGAATGGTGTAGAGACTCCTATGAGACCTTTAGATATAGTCAATTTCATAGTTAATTTTGGTAGTCACACTGCCACTGATCCTAACGATCCTAAGTTAAATCCAGATTAGATACGTGCTAGAATAGCTAAACAGTTCTATTTGGACGATAATAATAATCTGGTGCTAGGTCCTAATACATATAGTATCAGTGACCTATTATCTGTACCTGATATTCGTAATAAGGCTATATAGTACATAATGGATAATTTTCATTACACTATAGATGAAGATGGATTGACTAAGAACTATTTAGGTGGAGATTTACAATCTAAAGTAAGAGATACTAGATTTGAATCAGTTAGATCTTTCCTTAAAAACAGTAGTGTAGACAATATAGTAGTATTACCAGGTAAGATAGAGTTTAGTTTAAAAGATTTCGGTCTAAAGAAAGACAAAAAAGGTAATAAAGTAGTAGATAGATCTAATCCGAATGGTATTAGTGTACTTGGCTGGTACATTAAACAAGGGGTACTTACTACAGATATAGCAGACTATATGAATAATGCTAACATATATGTTGACGATGTTTAGCTAGTGGACAAAAGATCATAGAAATTGTAGGATGATATTAAAGAAGTCATAAAAGAAACAACCTAGGAAGAGAGTCAAATACTCACACTACCTGATGCTAGTGGTAAAGATATCCAAATAGACTTGGGGAAAATGTTTTCTTTATTAGATGGTAAAGAACATACTGGTCCTAATATGACTGTAGATACTATAGTTGACGATGAAATAGCTTATAATGACAAAGTAAATGTAGAATAGGCTAAGGCATGGTTGGACTCTACTCTAGGAATAAGTCCTGAGATTAGACCTTCTGTTATAGATGTTACGGAAGCGGGTCTAAGTGTAGTAGGTAGAGTAAAAGAAGATTCTATATTAATATATGAATAGGCACCTAAAGGCGTTGAATATCACGAAGCTTGGCATAGAGTATCTCAACTACTAATAGCTGAGAAGCGCAGAAATAGAATATACGATAGATATCGTAAAAAAGGTATAGGTGATAAATAGATAGATGAAATATTAGCAGAACAATTTAGAGAGTTTATGCTATATGAGTCTGGTAGATATGCATTTGATACCAAAAACTGGTTTAGACGAATTCTGGACTTTATAAAATTATGGACTAGAACCGGGCAATACGCATTAGCTAGATTATACTCAGATATTAATAGAGGTAAATTTTACGGCATACAACCTAGTGAACAGAATGTACGTAGATTTAGAAATATATATGGAGAAACTGGTGTTAATATGGAAGTTAATGGTTACACTTTCAAAACATTAACTCAAGTTAAACAGTTTGACGATATAGTTAAAAGTTTAATATACGCTTTCTTCTAGACCAATTTTACTGACGGGAAAACAATAAACTATGCTGATCTAGCTAATAATCCACCTAAGTTTGATACGCTAAAATTAATAGTACAAGCGTAGGCGTATAAATTCCCTTCTCCAGTAATGACGGAAATTGTAGAAAAGTTTGATGATGTATTTGCTCCTAATATCGCCAGTAGACTAAAAAATCTTGGAATACGAGCTATAGATAAGAATGAGAATGATACTATAACAGATATAGAAGAAGGGTCTGAAGGAGTGAATATAGGTCAACATACTGTAGAAGGTATGAATATATCAATCAAAGATAATGCTCCAGCAGAAGTAAAATTCTTCTTTCAAACTATTCCTCAATACATAATAGGAAAGGATGGTAAAACGCAGACTAAATTTGACGACTTAACACACTTCCCTAGTTTCGTAGACTCTAATACTGCTTGGAATAAAATATTAAAAGACTTAGCCGGATGTAGAAACATATCTAATATAATGACCAAAGTAGTCAATTTATAGAAATATGATCCATTCTATCAAGCATTATTAGTTAGATTGAATCAACTTATTAATGATAGTGCTAAAGGTTCTGTATAGGCAGAAGCAATGCTAACCAAAATAGAAACTGTTATTACTTCTGATATTAACAATTATATTACAGCTAAAATAGAATAGGACAGAGAAACAGGAATGGTAAGTATGTCATTGACAGATAATACAGTAGATGTTAAATCTGCTAACTATCCTAAAGTATGGTCATAGTCTTTGTTTACTAACTCTGGATTATTCAGATATAATTCAGAAGGAGTAGTGGTTGCAGAAGAAGGAGCAGTAAAAGGTCTTTCTACTATAATAAATAACTTCAATAAATTAAAGAGTGCATTTTAGGACAACAGAGGTATTTTAAAGTTGGATGATAGAAATATCGATTTGCATATACCAGCAAACCAAGAGTATTTAAAAGACTTCATTGTTAGAATGTTTAATGTAATAGGTATATTGATAGATAAACCTACTATCAATCGTATGCTAATGTCTGGAGATTACGGTAACCCTAAAGCTGATCAATATACTTTGTTAAGCACATTTGTTACTACTCCAGTTAATTTTGGTGGTATTCCAAGAATTGTATCTATTCTTAATGATATTAAGAATGCAATAAATAAGAATGGCACATTATCTGAGATTAAATCTAACGAATTAACACTTAATCCTACTCAGATATGGAATAATATTGGTTTTGTTAAAGAATTAGCTAACTATTATGCCTATGTACACGCTACTGAAAATAGTCTAAATAGTTATGGTCCAGATGGTAATACATACTACATGGTATCTTAGAATAACTTTGCAAAAGACCGTATAAATGAGTTAAATACAGACTAGGAGTTATTTGCAAATTTAGACTCTGTAGTGTATAACAAACATTCAATAATACTAGATGCTGTGAGAAATGGCAACCATGATTTGCAAGTAGAAACTCTTATCAACTTCAAAGATAACACTACATATGATGCTGGTAGAGACTACTTTGGTATCACGGATAGAGAGGATTACATTGCTAAAATGACTGCTGTATTCAACAATAGACTGATATTCCCTACAGTGGCAGATAAGAAGACATATCATATGATTAAAGGTATTACTCTTCCTCATGAGAGAATAAAATTCTAGTAGACAGATGCTGGTATGTATATTACTTATGGGGATGACTCTCTAGATATATTGTTAGGTTATTGTTAGGATGAATTAAACCAAATAGAATTAACTCTAAGACAAATAGATGACGATCCTTCACACTATGATGAAAAAACAGGAATTCATTATAATGATGATGGTAGTGTTAACGATGATTGGTTAGATCCTGGCAGAAGAAACAAAAATTTCCATACACCTAATAAATATGATTATAAAGACAAAGACGGTATTGAACATACGGTTACATTAGAAGGTAATGGAGCGCGCTTTTTATTTTTAACTGGTATATACACAGACAAGGGTTTTGTTAGTTTCAATGATCCTACTAAGTCTGCTAAAGAGAATTTAGAGACAGCTAAACAATACTTCTTCAATACTTCTATAGAAACATAGAAAGCGTTTTTAAGTGGAGTGATTAGTAAAAGAGTAAAATAGGAAATAGAAACTGCTAAGGAATTAGGTTTGATAACATCTGCAACAGAGGATAACAAAATATGGAGTCTAAGAAATGAATTATTAGACGATATAGAATTAGGAAAGAGAAAAGCTTATTATGCTAATATGGATCCTGTAAATGCAGAAGGTTACGCTATATTCGATATGCTTGCTGATTATACCATAAATAGTATAATATCTGTATCAGAGATTGAAAAGATATTCAGTGGAGCTCCTGCCTACTATAAAATAAAATATGATAGATAGGGAATAACCGATATATCTGTTGATAAGATCAAACGTCTTGGTTCTCTTACTTCTACTGGTATAAATAACAGATTAGACTTCTTTAATGATCCTATTAGACAAGAATACACTGTAGCTGAACTAAAAGATCATGAAATACAGAGTAAACAATATTATGATTATGAAAGGTTGTTCACTATAGGTAATATAAAAGAGACTATACAAGAACTTGAAGGTGAAGATGCTTGGAATAACGTAAAAAACCTAAGTATAGCTGAGATAGAAAAAGTATATCCAGACGCTGTAGATATGGCACGTAAAGCTGCTAAAGTAGAAGTAGCCGGGTATAAAAAAGGCATTAATGTAGCTGACGCAGCAGTGTATATTAGTCCTAATATGACCAGAGACTTACTTAGAATGCGTGGTGTATGGAGTGAGGATATAAAGAAAGCATTTGATATTCTTACCAACCCAGACACTGCAGACAAGTGGGAATCAGATCCGTAGTTATATGCTAAGGCAAACAAGGTTGTACTTAATGCTATGAAGTATGTAGCATTTGGAACTAGATTTAACGAAATACCAGGATTAGGTATACCTTATTTCAATAAAATGGCTCTATTCCCTCTGTTTAAATCTATAGCTACAGGTGATATAAAAGCTCTTTATGATAGGATGGTTGATCCTAACAATCCTTTGGATATGGTTATGTTTGATTCAGCTGTCAAAGCAGGTTCTAGGAATCCTATGAAGGCTTACAGATCTGCTAAAGATAGTGAAATTGAGCTTAGAGATGGTCAGACGGTATTATCTGCACATTTAACTGATAAACTTATAAGTGGAGAAGGTAATATTTTAAATGATTTTTACAATCTTACTACTTATACTTAGAAATTTAAATATTTACGTCAACAATTAGAAACTAATCCTCATACACATGAAGAGTAGATGGCAGGTACTCAGTTTATGAAAGTGAACTTGTCTAATCTTCGTATGGGAGATATGTATGGTAAAGAAGGAGATCAAGTATCTGGTCAGGTAATAAAAGATACAGTTATGAATGCTTTAAATCAGTTATCTGATATTGGTAAAGCTAAACTGTAGGAAGAATTGTTTAAAGATGGTAAAGTAAATATTACACATCTTGGTAAAATGTTGGAAAGAGATGCTAGAGAGTCAGGAGCAAACGACAATGTATTATCTGGACTTGCAACCAAGGATGATGCTTTTGTGATTCCATTATCTGCATTATCTGATAATAAATGGCTTGAGAGTAGATTTATTTCTATGATTAATAAACTAATCATTGATGTTCATATGCCTGGAGGCGCATTCATTCAAAGATCTGCATTTGGAATAGAGGCTACTAGTACGAACGTTATTACAGAAGATATGATTAATGATGGTAAACCATTACTATCTATCAATAATAAAGATGGTTCTATGGATTCTGTAGTAAGTATAAACTTATTCAAACATATAATACCAGACTATAAAAAAATGACCTTTAGATAGGCTAGGAAATGGCTTATCGATAAAGGTATTATAGGTCAAAATGCAGAAGCAACTGCTATTGGTTATCGTATTCCTACGCAGTCTGTAGCATCTATATCTGCACTGAGATTTGTAGATGTGTTTCCAGAAATAATGGGAGATACAATTATGCTTCCAGAAGACTTTACTAAGCTTACCGGCTCTGACTTCGATATTGATAAATTATATGTGGCTAGATTTGGGTTTGACGATAAAGGTATTAGAATAAATGATGATTCTGAAGCTGGTATTAAGAATAGGATGTTAGACGCATATATGAAAGTGCTGCTTACTAAAGATAATACCAGTGCTTTAAAGTTGTCTATTGATAATGCTACAGAAAATGTTAAAGATGTGCTAAAAGATATTGAAAGTAGTAGACCTATACATTATGCACAACCCATGGAAGTATATACTCCTTCTTATCAAGAAGCTAGAAAGGCAGAGTACACAGGTGGTAAAGCAGGTATTGGACCTTTCGCTCTTAACAATGCACATCATATTCTTACGTAGCTTACTAAATTAAGATTAGGAAGTACTGACTTTACAAATGCATTAAAGTTGACAGACTTAGGAAGAATCTTTGACTATCCTACTACAGGACAAGCAAAAGGTGGCCGTATATTAGATTGGTTATCTGCTATGATTAATGGTTTTGTAGATATAGCTAAGGATCCATATATCGTCCGCCTAAATGTAAATAGCTGGACTTATAATATGGTGTCATTCTTGTTAAGAACTGGTAAAGGTAAATAGACATTTTATTTCATGAGTCAACCTATACTCAAAGAAATGGCTTAGGAAGTACTTAAAACTAAGGGTAAATATGGAGTAGATAGGACTAAGACTCCTTCATAGTTAGAGAAAGAAGCCATTGAGAGAGTATTAGATAAATATGATCCAGATAAAAAAATTAGAAAACAGTATGAATATATAAATCGTAAAGAAGAACTAAAAGCTGCGGAATACTAGGATTTGTTCACCACTTACTTAAATGATAAAGGTGAAGAAACATCTAGAACTAGAGAAAATCTATTCGCAAGTCCTACTATAACTGTAAATGGTCAAACATATAAAAATTCTGATTATATGAAAGAGCAAGTTAGAATATACTACGCTTGGAAAGCATTAAAACCATATGCAGATGATTTAGCTAATCTTGTTAAGTATTCTAAAATAGATACTAAGAAGACTGGTAAAACTTTTGCAGAATAGTAGACATATTATAATGGTATGTGGGACTTAGCAGAAAACAGTAAATTTGCAGATGGTGAGGTACGTAGATTCTACGAAGAAACTTTTATAGCCAGAAAGACTGAAAACAGTATTCCATTTGGAACTCGTATATTTGCTAATTTGTTGTTTAGAAATACAGATCAATTTATATATCAAAAAGATTTAGTGTTATCATTACTTGGTAGAAAAGCAACAGCTACTTCTGATCTGCTTAATGCTGTTATAAATAGTATGGAAGCATAGTTAAAGAGTGAGTTCTTTAATCAATATGCTAGAGATAATAATATAGATACTAGTACTATGTTTAAAGGAAAGAACTCTATGGCTAAGAGACTTAATAGATTTAAGTAGGAGATATTGAAAGGCAACCCTAAGTTATCTCATTTACTTAGTCGTGATGGCACTATAGCTAATGATTTTGTTAATTACTTGATACCAAATATTAATAATGACGCTCTAGACTTTATAGATACGTCTTCATTACTTAGTCCAGACCAAGCTACTGCAGATAATCTTATTAATTATTGGAGAGAGCTTATAGATGATTCAAATCCTCAAGTAAGTAAGCTGTTTAAAGATTTAGTAGTGTACGCATTTGCTACTTCTGGAGACAATGCTGCAATGAACTCGTTCTTTCAATATGTACCAAACAGTTATAGAAAAGAAATGGGCTATGTAGACTTTGTTAAAGGTAAGTTAGAATAGTTAGTTAATAACTCTTCGTTAGGATATAGAAGTAAAGATGAAATATTCTTAAATAATTGGAATAACGATAAGTTAGTGAGACCTGTAGATTTGTATCATCCTACATCAGGCTCTATACTTAGAAGTATTTCTACTAATGAAGATTCTGTAGCGCCTAATATAATATTAGGACAAAGAACAGATTCTGATAATGCTGTAATAAGACCTATAAGTTGGATCAAAATACAGGATTATAATTATAAGACCAGATCATATCCATTATTTCCTCCTTATATAAAGATTAAAGATAGTTTAGGTTTTGGACCAGCTAACTGGCATGTATATAACTTGATAGGTTATAAGTCTGAATTAGAATTATCTAAGACTGGTAAACCTACAGGCAGAATTAACTATTATCCGTTATATGGATTAGTATCCAAAAGAGGATATAAGTATAGAGATCACACTATAGTAGAATATGGTAAGAATACTGAGTTGGACTTTAATAGAGAACAAGAATGGGATTATTCAGAAGCGTTATAGAACCCTGAAGCTTTAGTAGATATGGCTCATGAACTTGATAAAGATCAATGGAGAAGAGATTTAGATAGAATAAAGCCTATAAACGAACTTCCTAGTTATCAAAAATTTAACTATGCTTTATCTGAACAAGACAGAGTATATGAAGAATCTATTGATGATTTTGACGATAGTGACAATATGCCACCGTTGGAAGAAGCAGAAAATGCTGAAGAATTTACAGAACAGTAGTAGACTAGTAAAGTTACAAAGATAATATCCGGTGGTCAAACTGGAATAGATAGATTAGGTCTTGAGGTAGGTAGAGAACTAGGCATTGAAACGGGTGGGACTACTACTCCTGGTTATTATACTGAAATAGGTAGAGATGAAAGTCTTAAAGATTTTGGTGTAACTGAAATAACTACAGAATTACAATCTGGTAAAACTGGCAAAGAATTTTATTTACCTCGTACTGAACAAAATGTACTTAATTCTGATGGTACTGTATACTTTTCTACGAATGAAGATTCTGCTGGTAAAATAGCTACTTAGAGATTTGCCAAGAAACATAATAAGCCTTTTATACTTAATCCTACTGTTATTGAACTGCAACAATGGTTATCTAATAACAATATAAGTATATTAAATGTAGCAGGTAATAGAGGATCTAAAACATCTGATAGTTTTAAGAATAATGTAAAGAATGTATTAAAAGAAGCTATAAAACCACAAGCTATTCAATTATCTTTGTTTGATAAAGCTCCATTATCTGGTATTGACTTAGTGGGTTTGTATGAAGAAGGTGATCGTAGAGTAAAAGAAATTCTTGAATAGTTAGATAATACTCCAGAAGAGAACTAGACTTATTTAAATGAATTTGCAGCTATGTTAAGAAAAGATAATGTAACTACTCAAGAAGGTCTTGAAGAAGCAATTAGAAAGTTCATATGTAATTTATAATCCTAGAAAGTATGATTAAATGTCCAAATAAAAACCTTTCAGAATGGAAGGAAATAGAAAGAGTATTACCAGATATTAAGTATACAGTCTGGGATTTGAATAACGGTTATGGTATAGATAAGGCTCCCAATGGGGAGTCATCTATATTGTTTCAAGATTTACTTAAACAGTATAATAATGATAGAGACGCTGCTATTAAAGCTAAAGCTGTAATATATTCTAATAGCTTTAAAGAACAAGTACAACCTACATTAGATGCAAATGGAGAACCTAATATATCAGACTTATTATCTGTAAATAGAGTAGATTATAAGTCTGAATAGTTTACTCCAATATCTGAAGAAGATATGCAAATAGTAGATGAAGTTACTAAGTTATATGATAAGATTATTAAAGGTATGAAAGACAGATTAAATTCTGTCAAAAGATACTCAACAAAAAATCCTAGATTGTGGAATCAACTTTAGACTATTATATCTCAGTTAACTAATGCTGAAACAGAACAAGGTATACTATAGTTTATGCAACATGTACATGATTCTATATAGCAATCTATTGAATTTTTAAACAAGCCTGTAGAACAAATTAGCGCAAGGTAGATAGGGCAATTATCAACAGACTATATTGGTTTCTATAAGCCACTACTAGATAATATCAGATATATAGCAGATACTACAGATATATTCAAAGATATGCCAGACTATGAAAATATCATAGAAAGACTTGATGAACTTAGTAGCTTAGTAAATAAAGTAAATAACAAATTTATCAATGTTAGTAAGAGAAAAGCATATGGAGAATTGCGCAGTTACTTATAGCAACAAGGAATGCCTTCCAATATGATTTAGGATACAATAAATTGGTTAGATGACCCTAAGCACGATTCAAGTATGTTTATGAACTGGTTTGGTATGGCTACTAATAGTAATAATGCTGTTTAGCAAGCTATAGCAAAGATGTTGAATGATGTTAAAAATGCAACGGATAGAGAAACACTATCTGTAGGATTAGAACTTGTTAAGCTAGTAAATGCTGCTAAAGAAAAATATGGTAATGACGTACAGAAGTTACTATATGAAAGATCAAGAGATGGCAAATTCTCAGGTTATAGAGTAAAACCAGTAAATTGGGGTTAGATGAAAAAAGACCAGAGAGAGTTCTTGGATAAAACTGCGGAATCATTAGGCATTCCTAAGGATGAAAATGGTCAATATGTACTACCAGCAGATGAAAATATTCAAAACAAATGGTTTGATGCTATGAATAAGTGGTACAGCGAAAGAGCTGAGAGAAAATACACCTCTGACTACTATACATTACGCAATGAACTATTATCACTAGCTACTAGAGATGCTCAAAGCGAAATACAAAGAGCCATAGATAGTATTGTATCTTCTATTACATAGAATGGAGTATAGCTTGATAATTTATTAACAGAAGCTGAATTTAGATAGCTAGAAGATTTACGTAAGCAGAAAAGACTTTTAGCTAATCCTTTTAATTTAGATGGTAGTGAGAAAACAGGTACAGATGCCATAATAGCAAAGGAACTTACTGATTTTAATGAAGAAGTATCTAAGCACGTTAAATATGATGTAGATAGGGATAGATATGAGGCAGATAGAGCTATAGTTGCAGAAAAATATGGTGAAGGTTCTGAATAGTTAAAGTTATGGGAAAAAAGAAATACTGTTGAAAGGTATACTGATGAATTCTATGAAAGAATAAGAAAACTGGAAAGAGACGATGCTAATAGTGACAAAGATGGATTATATCAAAAGTTAGTAAAACGTAGAAGAAAACTATAGCAATTATATAAAGACCCTCATACTAACAAAATAAACGCAGATATATTATCTGATGATGAACGTAGAAGTCTGTTATAGTTAGACTAGGATATAGCAGACGCATATACTTGGTATGAAAGAGAAGAAACAGAAGATGCAGATAAGTTCTATGATTTTGCTGAGATGGCGTATACCGAACAGTATTACATAGATGGTCAGAAAGCAAGAGACGCTGGTCCAGATGCTTATAATGAATGGTTTAATCTTACTCATTATGAAGATGGTAGAGGTCACATGCATCCTGCTTCATATTATACTGAACTAAGACCAAAAGAAGAATTTAAAGATAAGTATACAGAAATTGTACCATCTGGTAAATATACTAGATTAGACCCATCTTCTGAATGGTATAATAATAAGTGGAAGGAAGATGGTCCAGCTATATAGCCCAGTTTAAAATATTATGATAATAGTAAGGCTTATAATGACATGGTCAGTAAGCCAGAAGTAAAAGCTTTATATGATCGAATAGAAGAGTTATTAAATGAAGCAAATAGTTGGGTATCATTTATATAGTACGCTGGTGATAACAGAATGCCACAGATACCTGCTAGATTTATGCAAGCCCTGAGTCGTAAAGACGGCATATTAGAAAAGCTTAGATACTCTGTAGAAGATTTAGTCACTACTAAGGCAGACGACTTAGATTTTGTAGAAGAATTTTCTACTATGCCTAATGGAGATCCTATTAAAGTAATACCAACCAGATTTATCAAAATGCTAGACGACCCTAATACTATATCTACAGACGCTGTAGCTGCTACTGTTTAGTATTATAATATGGCTGCTAACTATAGAAACATGTCTGAAAAGCAAGCAGAAGTAGAACTTATGCTTAACTTACTTAGGAATACGCAAATTAGAACTAAGAAGGAACTTAAAGGTCCAGGAGCTTCTAATACATATAAATAGGCTCAATTGCTTGTTGATAGACTTATGTATGGTAGAAATAAAACTCCTATATTATGGAATGTAGGTGGCAAAGAAGTTAATGTAGGTAAAACTTTAGATATAGTTAGGGGTTTTGTTACTAAAGTAAACTTATCTGGTAACTTATGGTCTATAGGTACTTCTTTCTTTACAGATGCTACTTATACTACACTAGAGGCTAAGATGGGTAGATATTTTGATTTAGAAGACCTTAATTATGCAAAGAGTGAATTTGCTAGAGAACTACCAAGTATGATGGCGGGTATAGGTAATCCTAATCCTAAAGGTAAGTTAGCTTACTTAGTAATGTTAAATCAAGTAGTAAAAGATAATAAAGAGTTATTTGATAGATTAGACCAAAGTTAGGTATTACGAGCAATTAATCAAAATTTTTGGTTTGCTGGTTATACATAGGCTGATTATACTGTTAAGAGTCATGTACTTTTAAGTATCTATCACAACTATCGATTCGTTGAAAATGAAGGTTTTTTATCTAAAGCGTAGTATATAGATAAATTCTACCCTACAGATAGAAAGAAAGGGGCTGTAGCATTTAAGCAGCTAGGTACTACACTTTATGACGCTTATATATAGCTTCCCAATGGAGATATAGCTGTAGATGATAAATATTCCAAGTATGTTACAGAAAAGCTTTTAAACGATGTTAAAAACAGAATAGACATATTAGCTAGAAGAACTGATGGTACTATCAGAGAGGTAGATAAGGCTGGTATACACGCTAATTCTATTGCTTCATATTTAGTGCTTCATCGTAACTTTATGGTATCTGCATTACATGATAGATTTAAAGGTAAGTAGTTTAACTTAGACTTAGGAGTAACCGAAGAAGGCTATTATAGGTCATTTGGCAGACTTTTAAAAGGTCTGACATTTAGTCCATCTGCTATTACACAGCTTATTGCAGATTATAATAATATGCAAGAGTATGAACAGTATGCTGTTAGAAGAACTTTAAATGAATTATGCCTTATTGCTGGTTCTACTGTAGTAGCTATAAGCTTAGCAAGTTTAGTAGATGGAGACGATGACTATGATAACTGGTTTATGCAAGCTACAACTTACTTAGCTATGCGTTCAGCATTTGAATTCCGTACTATGTATAATCCATTTGAATTTTTAGCACTTATTAAATCTCCTACAGCAGCTTTCAACTGGTTTGATAATCTATCTAGCTTTATTAATCTAGTTAATCCTGTTTCGTATGTTGGAGATAGAACTCCGCTTACTATTATAGATAGAGGAGTATATGAAGGTATGCCAGTAATATTGAAGAATATAATTAAAGTTACTCCTTTTAAGAGTATTATAGAAGCTAAAGATCCAAAAAGCAAACGAAATTACTTATAGAATCAGTTAATGAACTTCTAAGTTTCTATATGAATTATCAATTCTTTGAAATAAATTTTAAAAAGAAAGGCGGTTAAACTAATAACCGCCTTGTTTGTTATGAAGACTCACCAATATCTTCATAACTATAATAATCTTCTTCTGGAACTTCAGCTTTCATAGGCTCACCAAACCTATATGATGTTATAAACAATCTCTGTACTAATTCTGGAACTGACACGCCATTCCAAAATGATTGAATACATAAAGCTGCATTAAGGTTAATTCTCTTACCAGTTTCTCGAAGATTAATAATATCTCTTTTATATTTTGGATTATTAAAGCAATATACTGTATAATGCTTTTTATTGATAGTAATGTATTTAGTACTGTGTTTAGTCTTTAATTGACAAAACTTTCTAAATCTTTCAAGAGATTCAACAGTATTAACACTACTATCATATACAAGAAAGACCATATCTTCTAAGAATGGTCTATTTTTATCTGTAGTATAAGCATTTATAAAACCACTTTCTACAGTTAAATCTCTCCAAGTAATATTATCATCACATAGTGGTACAATATATATACTTATGTCATTCAAGTTTTTCAGTACCATCTCCTTCGTAATAACTGCGAGTATGATCCCAGTTATTACTCTGATAATGATATGAAAGTTCTGATAGTGTATCGAAAATTATGTCTTTACTGTTCATCAACTCATTTTCGTTTAACATATTAAATACTCTTACTTCATTATTACCATTACTTTGAATAGCAATAATATATGCTTCACAATCATAGTCTGAAATATTAATCTCTTGATCGTTCATATACCATGTAACTGCAAGCAAATAAAATGCAATTTGTCTATAATAATCATACGTCTCTACAGAATGTTTGAAATTATAGACATCAGTTGTTGTCTTTAAATCAATTACTGTAATCTTCTTATTAACATGGTCAATCTTAACTCTGTCTAACAAGGACTTACAAGGTAATTTATATTTTGGATCTTCCCAGTTTATGTGAAATTCATTATGACATTCACAACCTGGGTCGTTTGTAAGTAACTCATTCGCTTTCTTATGTTCATCAATATTTTTCTTAATATTTTTAAGCATATTCAAATCAGCAAAAGATATTACTTTTTTGCTTTGTTTCTTTTGTAAATATTCAATATAATCATTGAATTTCTTTACTAAATTTGTTGCTTCTAAGAGTTTATTTTGATCTATTTTAGTATTATTATAAGCACTATTATATGCTTCTAATAATATTGAATTTTCATCATCTAATGGTTTAATTAGCTTAAGATCTGTATAACATTCGCAGAAGTCTTTTTGTTGCTTTACTTTAGGTACTTCATAGTCAAGAATTATATAATCATTCCAAAATTCTTCTGGTTGAAGTATATACTCATGTATCATAGTACCTCTTTCAAGCTGGGGAAGTTTTAATCCTTCCTCTTTACCATCAAGCATATCTCGATAGTATCTTGGTCCTTTCTTCAAGAACCAACCTATTGCAGAATTTGATATTCTCGTATTGTCTTCATAATACGGCTTATCAATTATCATTCTTATTTAATTCTATAGTTACTATTTTAGGTCTTTCTCTTTCAAGATAACTGTCAGTTAATATACTACAATTATATTGATTTAAATGACCGTATGATATACCATCATGCCAATGCCCAAAGAAATGATGCTTATACTTACCAAAACAGTAATGTTCAAGCTTTTCATTATAATTAGGATTTTCATGAGTGATTAGTATATCACAATTTTGTATCTTTTCATATGGACATATATATTCATCATATTCATTCTGAGTATCTTCAAATGCCCATGTTTGCCAATGTATAGGAGCTATCCAAGGAGTTCCATAAAAGGTTATTCCTTCATATTCATATAGTTCATCAATAAGAAATACTACTTTATCATTAGTTAAAGCTGATATCTTAGTCTTAAAATATTGCCAACTTAAATTCTTTACAATACCATTGATAAGATTTTCTATATAAATATCATGGTTTCCTGGAACTACAATTACCTTTTTACATGGTAATTTATTTACCCAATTGACAAAAGTAATAGACCAGAATTTATCTGATTCTTCATTATCTCTTTGAGCAAGCAAATTCACTACATCACCTGCTATACATAATACATCACATTCTGGTATATTAATCAAATGACCATGTACATCACTTATTGCGCATATTTTCATGGTACAATGTTTTTGTTAATTTATATATTAGTATACTATAAAATAGTATCATTTTAGTTTCTTTATTAGTTCATCTACTTCCTTCTAAGTATGTACTACATAGAAGTCTATATCTAATTTATTAGAGTATAGGTAGTATCTGAATAGTTTTTCACGTAAAGGCCATGCTTCATTAGGATAACCTTTGCATTCAATAATAAAATCTTTACCTACAAAATCAGGTAAATAAGTCATAGGACGATATTTCTTATCATTAAAAGTAAAAGCTGGAAGTAGCTCATATCTATGCATCTCGTAATCTGCCATGATATTTGCTTCTTTCAGCTTTTTATACGTATAAGTCTCTAGTTTACTACGAAATTTAATTCCATTATATTCATTAGGAGTTGCATTCCGAACTTTCCCTGTTGACTATTTCTTCTTTCTTTTCATCTTTCATTAAAATATCAATTGCATTTTCAATAGTAGAAATAGTATCTCTATCAATTCCTTCAACGTATACTCTTGCCATACCAAATTTTAGTTTGATTTGAGAGTATCTAAAATCTTTAGAATCTTCTATCCAACCTGCAAATACTTTGTCAAGTAAGTCTATAACATATGAATTGTCTATATCTAATCCATAATGACCTTCCTCTAAGTAATCTTTATACTTATCGTTAAACTCGTTAATTGTCATAATTATTAGTAATAGTTCTTTTTAGTTACTCCTATAGTTTCTTTACCATTAGAAATATAGTAAATACTTCGTGTCATAATTTTATTACCATATAATATATTATTCCAACCAAATTTTACTACTTTCCATAAATTTTTATAATATTCATTAGTTTCCTTAATCTTACTATTTAGTATATTTATAAAATAGTTTAATAAGAATACAGGAATATTATACATAATGAGAAGTACTAACAATGGTATAGCTATAATATTTCCTAATGTCTTAAAAAATTTCTTCATATAACCATTTTTTAATAGTTTCAAAGCCATTAACTTTAATAGCATCTGATATATCCTTTGCTTTAAACTTTTTATGTACTAATAAGCCTTCTAAGCCTGTTTTAAGGCTCATTTTACGAAGATATTTAACACCAGCTTCATCTCTATCAAAGATAATGATAATACGTTTAAAACGCTTCCTAAGCTGCTTTAGTACCTTATCTGGAATAAAAGTACTTTCGGAGGATGGAGAAATTGCAGCTATCCCCATTTCGTATAAACACATGACGTCTTTCATACTCTTTGTAATAATGAGTATATCTCCAGTTTTAGGTAACTGTTTATAACCCTGAATATCTAATTCAGTCAGATTGTTACGCCATTTTGTATATTTGTCTGCTAAAGGTCTGTATATCTTAAAATGATTATACACCTTATACGCATACATAGGATTAGTATCCTTGTAAATACCCTTTACAATTCCGTTACATAGATAATACTTAATACTACTTACTCCAAACTTATTCAGAGTAGTAGTAGAAATATTGAACTGAGACCAGTAATTGATGTCTGTTAGAGTAAAGTCTTGCCTTACAACACCAATTACAGTCTCCGTTGACGGTATATATTGCTTAGAGCTAACGAGTTGCGTATCCTTAGTAATTTTAAGCTTACTAACTATATCTTTTAGTATATCAGAATAGTTAGTTATGCCTGTAAGTAGAGATACAAATTTGATTACATTACCGCAATCTCCTGTACCATGATCTTTAAACATTAACTGTTTAGTAGTCCTACTATAGAAACATCCAAATGAAGGATTTTTATCTTTCCTAAATGGACTATTATATATCATACCTACTTTAAAATTACCTATATACGCTGTATATATATCATATTCTGTTACTTTAGTTAATATGTAATCTAAAGTAAGAACATCATCTTCTTGTATGTTTGTAGTATCGTAAACCATATGATATATTGTTTAGGGCCCCGTATGAGATTTGAACTCATATTCCTAAAGTAACCTTTAGTGCTTACCATTTAGCAGAACGGCGCCATATAAAACGTGAGTGCATACTATTCAAATTCTGTAAATTTCTATAGTGTAGATTTTCGTCTTCTACTATCGACCTCAGCATTACCTGTAAGACCAATTAGGATTTAAACCTAAGTCTCTATATCATACAGTAGTACGCTACTCACGTATCGCTATATAATGCCTAGCGTAGGCTGCTATTTTTTAAAGACTATTAGAAAGGAAGATCGCTATTTTCTAACGGATTATCTTCCTTCTTCTCATTGTCTGCTAACACAGGACGAGTAAACTGGTCTATGTTAAGCTCTGTAATCATACTCTTTTCACCTTCTGGTAATACCATAGGTTCAATGAATTTGAATTTACAATAACTAGGCAATGTAGTATAGCCTTTTTTATTATATACTATCTTTACTTTAAGTAATATGTTTTTATTTGCTGCATTAAGCAAATTAGCTACCCAATCTGCAAATTCCTTATAGGAAGCGCCAGTAAATACTAGAGCTTCTTTAGGATAGAAACATCCTAGTATCTGAAGTATACGCTTTACTTGTCTACTTCCTCTAGCTTGGTAATCTTCTTCAGACATACCTGGCATTTTACTAGATTCCCATTCTGTATGAATAAGCTCTTGTCCATCTTTTTCAAACTTAATCTCAAGGAATATATTCCCGTTAATAGATTTATCTACTCTAGCAGATACAAGTTTCACGTCATCGTGAATACCTGCTTCTAAATACTTACTCTTGCTATCTGTAATTTCAATCTGGTTTGCTAATTCTGTACTATAAATCATGACTTATTTCTTTTGTTAAGGAAGTAAGCACAGATTCTAACCTAAAAGAAGCTATGCTTACTTTATAGGTTAATTATTCAGGTAAATATATTCTATCCCAATGAGTAATAATGTTATTATTATCATCACTCTCTGCTAATACTATATTCTGTCCTCTTAAGTGTGGTGCTCTTGCTTCTCTTACTGAATTATCTCCACCTTCAAATGAGATTCTAGTCTCATTCTTCTTTCTATATACATAGCCTACGGCATCTGATTCTCCACATATAATATTAGCAAGCTTACCTACTAAATCAAGAGACATCTCTGACATTTCTTCTCCATCTTTGTTAATCATCTTATCTTTAAGATGACCAATAAGAATAAAGTTATCACATAAGTCTCTAAACATGTCTATTACTTTTCTCACAGCTTGCTGTAAATACATATAACCAGAACCATTAGGCAATGTCCTAACATCTGTTCCATTATACGTCTTACCCATAGGAGTAGCTTTATACAGCTGAACCGCATAGCTTAGACATATCTCTTCAAGTCTTGAAGCATTATCAAGAGTAATATATTTATACGGTTTCTTACCCGTTTCTTTAATTTCTGTTCTAATAGCATTTGCAATTTCACCTAAATCTTTTACAGATCTAGCTTGTACTGCTAATGCCTCAAGGAATTCAGAACCTCCTTCTAAATCGACAATAAGATTATTATCTAATTTAGATGCTAAAGTAGTTTTACCAGCTTTAGGTTTTCCAAAGATTATTAGAAATCTAGGGTTTTCTACTTTAGCTTTAATTTTTTCTTTTGGTAATACAATCATAAAAAGCTATTTTTGTATTCCTATTCTGATATTCTCTGATATTTTTCTGATAGTACGGAATAATTCTAATATTAGAACCAATAAGTTTTATTGTTCTTAATCTTAATAGTAATATCAAGTATAATTTTCTTTGTTTTAGGTTTCAGGTGATTCAAAGAACCTGTTGCAATCGGTATGATTTCGTAACCGATCTGTACGAAGTTATCAAAAATCTTAATCGGAGTACCAAATTCGTCTTCAAAGTCATAATCTTTGATAAACGGATAATTCTTTTTAGCATACAAGTCAATTGCATTAATTGCGCTAAAGAATTCAGTTTCCAAATCAAAATTAGTATTATCAGTAGCAAACGCATAGCTACCTGCAGGTAACCAACCTACATTGTGTGTATTACTAATACCTAAAGTAATCAAATCGCCAGCACCAGCATATTCAATACCATAATTGTGCTTAGGATAATCACTCTTGCTTTCTACTGTTAACCACGGGTATGCAGTAATCATACGATCCATTAACTTCTCTTTATAAGTCTTAGCAGTGTCAATAGTTTTCGGTAATGTAAATGTATATGTTTTCATAAATTTCAGCCTTTTTTAATTGTTATTACTAAACGAAAATTTCTTTGCTGGTTCTTCATCTCGTATAGTTTCAATTAAATTATTGTATTTCAGATCGTTTTCAAACTCTAATATTGCACATTCTCCTGCATCTCTATTTTTTAACATATGCAGAAAGACTTTGTTCTTAACTAGTAAACGATTTGGTCCATATTGTTGGATATTGAGTAATTCCGGTCTGTGAATACAGATAACATAATCTGACGCATGAAATATCGTATCAGCGGAAGAAATATCGCTACGCATTGGATAATGCATAGATGGATTATTAATTCTATCAGGAGCCTCAATGTTTCGATTCATCTGTGATAACTGAATTATAGTAGTATTAGGGTACTTCTTTACCTTAATAAATAGTTTCTGTAAATCTGAAATCACTTGCAGTGCACTTTCACGTCCTTGACCTTCAACAAGTAAAGTATGATCTAATATGATCACAAATTTTTTGTCTTTAGCTTTATTTTCGTAAAAGTAATCTATAGTAGAAGCTATATCTTCAACAGAACCCGGTGTATCTACGTAATATATCGGATATGATTTTATCTGTTGAGAAGCCTGTTCGACTTTGGCTAATATATCATCTTCTAACTCTATATTAGCGCTATATAGCTCAGTAGTAGTTTGCCTTAACTTACTACTTAATTTTCTACCTACCTGCCTAGAACTTAACATTTCAAATGAAAAATTAAGTACTATAACATCCTGATTAGAATTTAAATCTATTAAATCAGTTTCTAACGTATTAACAAATGATGATTTACCACTACCTGATATACCTACTATAGTATATATTGTATTTGGTTCAATTCCACCCATACAGTTTCGATTGAACTTATTCCATCTAGTTCTTAAAGAAATAATCTCATGATTCTTTCTTTTTCTAATATATTCTACTGCTTCGTTAGTTGCAGAGGATATATGACGGAATGATAGTGTTTTAGTAGATGTTTGCTCCATAATCATTACTTATTATAGGTTGGTCTACTTTCATTTGTTCCTCACAAGTCTCCCACTCATGTTGAGTGAGCCATTTCCACATAGTCTTCATATAACCTATTTTGCCTGTTAGCATCTTATTGTCAATTTCAAATCTTAGACAATTCATGATATGTTCATGCATTGCTTTAGATTTACCTACAATGCGGTTATATTCTTTCCTACATTTGTTTACATTAGCTCTTAAAAAACCTTTAGTTCCATCAGGTCTTATAACATAAACTGGAAATTGGTCATAAAATTCATCAAACATAGATTTATCTTCTTTAAGAAGTTCATCTAAATATGATGTTTTACTTATGACATTAGTATTATCTACATTACTGGTAGTAATCAGATTGCGAGATTCTAACTCTTGTATTTCTTCTTCATTAACTAGGCTGAGAAGTTTTTGAATGTCTTGATTGATGTTTTTGATATCACTCAATACAAGTGTTAGGAATACTAATTGATTAATAGATAAATTTGGTATTCTATCTAAGATAGAAGTGTCTATTTCTAAAATCATATTCTCATATATTATACGAGCTTACGGTTCTGAAATATATCTGATAAGCCTCTGTTAGTCCCATAGGCTCAATTGTAATGGTTTTAACTCTCTAATTATCTTATAGGCTTCCATTATATAATACCTATAATTAATCTTTCTCTCTTCAATTGGTTTATCATCTAAGTAATTTAATAAAGTAACACCAGATGCAGTAAGCATATTTTGATACTGTTTAGGAGTATTTACTATTCTTTTTCCTTGCTCCTTATAAGACTGTATATTATTGTCCCATACGTAGTTATCTTCTTCAATATCTCCTCCTTTCCATTTCCATAAGTATCCACCATCTGTAGATGCATAGAAACGGTTAGTTCTCTGTTGTTCTTTATTCATATACTCAACATGCCATTGTTTACCAGTTTTTTCTGACATTAAGAAATCTCTTATATCTTTGCAACCTTTTATAGTATCTTCTACTGGTACTCCATCTTTAAAAAAGTTTATTACTGCTTTCGGTATGATCTTTGGAGTTAAACCCTTCCCTAATTTCACAGTAGTAATAAACATACCTTTCTCTTTTACTTTACCTTCTTCAGTAATAGCGAAATAATCATTAATAGCATATTGATACATAGCTTTAAAACGATCTTCTTCTAAGGTAAGCTTAGTAAGTTGTTCCCATTCTCTACAAATATTGTTTGCTTTAGAATATACATCTCTCTTTAGAAGGACAAAGAGGCCATCAGTATTTGCTTGGACGATTCTACATCCAATTTGAGTTAGTTTTTCAGCTAGCATTAGTAATAGTAACTGTCCATTTATTCTAATCTGCATTACTGCAAAAGGACTATAACAGAAGTTATGTTCATTCTGTAAGTTACCTGATAATCCATTAAGAGCGAGCTTTAAAGTCTCATTTTTAACTTTATCACCTTTGTGTTTAGCTTCTATACGCTCATTCTTTATTTGTCTATACACTTCTAGAAATTCTTTACCTAAATGTTTAGGGTAGAACTCATATTCTATTAGCATACTTGGATATAGTGAAGCAACATCTATATCTATGAGCATTTCGTCTTCTTTAGGAATAATTATTTCAGGATCATTCACAGAATGTATCCCTCCAACTCCTACAGAGTATCTTAGTCCTTCAAATAAGAACTTGTTTTCATATCCTTTCCTACCTGGAGATACTATCTGTTGTTTCATATCAGATAATACCTTTTGTAGTATTGGACTATCATACTTAATAAATGGTAATATAACATCTTTTAATGGTATAACTGACATAGGAGATCTCAAATCTTTAATATCCCACCATGTTTGTCCCGTTTTCTCTAAATACTTTTGAGTTAGGATTTTCATGCCAATGTTTACACCATCTTTACTAAGTACTCTTACTTTGTATTCGTCTTCAATAGCTATTCTTAAATCAACATCTTTTTTACATCGATTGAGGAGTTCCTCAGTAGAATTAACGTCATTAATATTATACTCAATCATTGAGTCAATTTCTTTTTCAGGTAAATCTGCTCTCCAATCACATACAAATTCTTGTACATTCTTGTATTGCATAGTAACTTGCATCTCTTTCAAACCTACTCTTAATTTATTAGAATAGAGCATTGTTAGCAGGTCAAAAGATTCAAAATAAGTTGCATACTTCCACTTCTTCCAAGCGTCGATATTATCTTCACTAGAAGTAGTTATTACTTTACTAAGGTTAAATATAGATCTACAAATAGTTCTATATCCTTTGTATTTCATTATATTATAATAATCTATGATATAATTTATAATAGCATTATCATAATGTAGATTATTATATCCACAAAACATCTTATCAGTGTTTAGTTGAATATCTATAGTATACAAATCATTCCAATTATGCTGTTCATTTACTGTATGAAAAAATTGAACTAACTCATCTAATTGATTCTTTCTCTGCGATATTTCAAACATATATAATTGTCCTGTTTCAGAATTCTTTACAGTACAATGAAATACATTCGGAAATACCTCAATATCATATACATAAACAGTTTTGTTTCGTATAATCATATTAATAAAGTTAAAATTAGATCCTATAGCTGGACTCGAACCAGCGCAATCACACTATTACTAGCGGCTCTACCAACTGAGCTATATAGGAAACCAAATCGCGATTACGATATTTATTGTATTAATTTTATGCGGCTAGAAGTTTATTTCTAGTATAATAAGTAATATTATTATCTCCTTCAATGTCTTGAACTGTAATTCCAGCAAATGAAGTGTCCTTAACATACTTCTTAGCTAATTTAGCAGCTTTCTTCTTAGCTTCTTCATTAGTTTTTGCAATGAAATTGTCTGTTAAGAAATCGTAGGTTCTCATACTATCTCCTTCTCTCTTTCTCTGAATAGAATAGCGGAATTTTCTTTCCTTCGGCTCTTCTTTTACAGATAATTCTGCTGCAGTAGCACCTCGTTGTTTACCAGGTTTAATCTCTAATCTAGCATAAGGTAAAGCATCTAAACGAGCTTTCTTAGCTATTACACGCTGTTTACAGCGTTCTTTACACTGTTCATCTGTTAACGTAACAGGTACAGATTTAGTGAACAATTTGTTCTTTACTATACGAGTGAACTTTCTCTTTTCACTTGCCGTATAACGCTTTTTAGGATCAAATCCTGCTTCCTTCAGGATTTCCTTAATACGATCCTTCTTAGACTGTTTAATTCTTTTATTTTCTTCCATAGCTTCTTTAGCTACTTTAGTTGTAAACTCTTTTTGTCTTTTATCTATATAAATAACTTTTTCCATAATCTTGATAATTTTAAATGTTAATAAAAATGTAAGAGAGGGGACTATCGTCCCCAAGTCTTACGAATAATGTAATTACAACTATGCTGCAAGAGACATTGGTGCTGATTCAATATTAAGTATTGCACTCTCATTGAAATCTTCAATATCTTTATTTAACTTATTAATTTCTAACTGTAACTTATTTTTTAAGGTACTAATATATGCTGAAGTTAGTTCTTCAGAATTATTTAATCCTTTTTTTCCTTTAGCTCGCTTAAGCTTTGGGTCAATAGTTTTTATCTTGCTTAGATGAAACAATTGTTCCTGTTTTTCACATAAAGTAAATATAGCTAGATAATTATTTGTTGCAGGTAATTCAGAAAACTTCTTATAACCCATATTTATACATTGTAAATAGAGTTTAAGTAGTATTCGTTCATCTGCCATTTCCTGGATTTTTTCAAGTAACTTTTTCAAGTCAAAGTTACGGGTTGCCCCTTTTGGGATAACATTTTCATTTTTAATGATATTCCAGTATTTAGTAATCTCATTACTGAGTTCTTTACGCTTTGTAATAATATATTTAGATGTAATTGATTTCATATTAATTGATAATGTTTTAATTGTTAATACTCTACCAAATACGTCTACTAGTTAGTAGTTCCAACGGGATTCAAACCCGTAACCTACAGATTAGAAGTCTGTTGCTCTATTCAATTAAGCTATGGAACTGTTTAGAGATTACCCTGTTCAGTAATCTCTATATAAGTGCCCAATTCAGCACTGTAATAGAAATTTACTAGTACCAGTTCATACTATTGTTCTGTAATCCGACCGAGTTTAATAGGAATTACTCGTCCATCGGGTGTTTTAATACCAGCATAACCATATAGATTTCCATCCATCATGATTTTACCAGTGAGTCCATTTTCTTTTGCGTATTTTCTAATATTTTCCTGATTGATATATCTAGAATGTAATTCTCCGTCCGAACAATTCCGCATACTATCAAATAGAATATCTACTACGCAATCGAAATCACGTTTCTTTATTGCCTCATCAAGAATACTTTTAGTAATACCATCAAAAGCTATTTCATTACGAGTTCCATTAGAACCTGTTATAGCATCTGCTATACGAATTGCAGCATCAATAATACTTACCGATTCATAAGTATTAAAAAGTCTTTGCCACCACAACGGCCCACTACCATAATAGAAGAAGACCGATCCATCTTCTCTAATTGATACTTTTTTTGCGGGCTCTGAATGTCCTCCGTTCCAAATCTGAACTTTAGACAATATGGTTGGTTCAGAGCAAATTAGTATTCGCAGAAGCTCGATCCGTAAAGATGAAATTCTGCTATTCATGATGCTTACGCTTCTTCAAGTTTCACTTGAACGTGAACTTCAGTTTCGTTCTGATCTACTCCACACTGCCGTGCATATTCGATCTGAGCGCGTTCACCTTGTTCAATCATATCCCGTACAGTTTCTGAAAGTTTCATATACTTACGAGACTGTTCTTCGTAGAAATTGACAACACCAAAATTATGCAATTTCAGCAACTCATTAAGAGTAGGCAATTCCTCTGCAGAGAAGAACATTGGCTTACTACCGGCCTTACCAATACGTTCAATACATTCCGTTACAGTTGCCCGGTTTGCTTTCGTAAACTCAGGAGCTACTAACGGGAATACAAGGTTAGGATCGTTAGCTTTCGGATTCAAGACAATCTTTGGCTGACCATCAAGATCTTTAGCTAATAATTCTACACCTGTTATATCAATAGGCTTGATAATGAATACACGTACTTCTTGCCGTAATGTATTTTTATTATCAAGTACATCCTGTTTCCATTTAAGATCAGGATTTGTAGAGATCACTGTAAAAATCTGCTCTCCAAAATAACGACCGTACTGCTTTGCAGTCTGACGATACCGAGCCATGACTTGACTCTCAATTGATGGAGTACCGATACCTACAGTTACTCCAATAGAATTATTATTTTCCATACAAATGTTTCCTTTCTGAGTCCGTACTTGATATACCAATACGAACCATTTGGTTTATTCTTTAATTAATACTGTGTTAATGCTCTCCGCCTTTTCGATTATTTATGTTACTGAAATAATGTCAGTAGTGAACTCAATCACATAATCTACTCGGCATGCTGAAAATAAACGGTTAAATTTATGAGAAAAATTCTGTGAATTTTACTTCTGATAATTTCTGATATTTATGGTTTTAACGTCCCGTGTCGACGATTAAGATTCAACTTTTACGATGCTTAATGCACCTCTCAACGTAAGTTCATAACGCGATTAGTTGCATTATAAACAGCGCTTATCATCAGTCTACGATAGACCTACAAGGCATTTCCGTATATTGTCGATATTCTATTGAATAACGGTCGCTTTATTCTAAGCGTTACCAAACTCATGAGCTCATTGCTTATAGCATGACCCACTCATACCATGCATAGGATTTGTTGTTTATACTGCACGAATACTAGGATTTCCACCTATCATCTTACTTAGCTCCCTTTCTACTAGCGCTCTGCATATTAGCATTGCTCGACTAATAACGACCTTATTAGTGTGTAGGCTTACTTTTCGGATTCAGCGTTCTCAGTACATATATAGTTGCTGCTATATACTTTACGAGTGTCTATGTCAGCGTAACGGTTGGCAGTCGGGGTGACTTGGACTCTTCATTGCTTACATACAACGTAAGCTGCTATGCGTCTGACCTATCATTGAACTTCCCAATTATTAAATGTTAAACAATTTAGAATACATTTTTCCAATAGCCCATTCTATTAGGCATAAGTACATCAGTTAATAAAGTATATCCTCACATACTTTAAACATATCAGCTGGTTATAAGATTCTATCCTCATAGCATCCTGTATAGGTCTTATTACTTTGTTAGTTTTTTAGTTACTACGATGTTTAATCTTCAACTCTGGTTGAGTTTATATCTTAAACAAAGACGTTTACATATCTTAAAACGTATAAGCTCTGCTGTTTTTTAGAAGGTGTTCTCTAAGCTTCACCTCAATACATTTCTGGATAATTAATTAAGACTTGCTAAAGGTCTCTATCCTCTTAGAATCAGGGTTATAGCGCCCTCAAACCGCATGGACATTCTTTGTCCAGTCATTCCTCATTCAATTATACTCACACGAACGACTAAGCACGTGAGTCACTTCAGACTTGAAAGGCGGTATCAATCTCATATACCTCATTCCTTATACGTAAGTTCTTTTGCAGCACACTATTTACGATAATGCACAGGATTGGCTCCTGCTCCACGATAATCAGTCGAATGTCATGGTTCCGCTCTCGCTTCACTCATTCGGATCATTGCGTTTCCAGCTTTCATATCCTTACTTTGTATAAGTATGTACCATAACACGGTTACCCTTACATTAGTATCAGTTGTTTTATCTACCTTCATAAGTACAAGTTCCAATGTTTATTATATTGCATCACAGCTGATGTGTACTGAACACTGTAGATTAGCCCTTTTGTCCGTCTTCGCAATCAGCTCGCGCGGCTACACGATTTTGTTCTACTGCGAGTTTGGACCCCGCAGGTTGGTAGCAATTACCTAGTTTTTTAGAATGTTTCGCCTGCTCTTTCCAAAGGAGCTGATTCAAAGATTCTAAGGCTAGGAACCCGATTGTCCCTATTGCGTCATCGTTGTTTATACTCCTACTTGATTCTGACTGTGATAGTCTAACACGAGTAATTATAGAGGATTTCGTTCCCCTTGTACTGTTTGTATTTGGATTAAATTGTTCCTCCTACGAGTCTTTAGCATTCACCAAAACGGTTCTCAATGCCTAATGAAGGTTGTACACTCTAACCTCCTCTTACATAGTTTTCAAGTATGTAAGCTAGTATCCTACCTTTTGGGTATCTCACAGTTGTAGCTGCTAACATATTCTCGGATTCTGTCTATTTCGGACTATGCGTTAATGAACACAAACTTCCTGACGTAGCGGTATGACTTCCCAATTATAACTACCGGAGTGATTTACGCTACAGTTTTACTCCTCTCGAACTACAGTATAATTATAGTATTTATATTGCGGCTATTACTGTTAACTTTTTTCCGCAGGACTTTTCTCTTCAGCCGTATTCTTTTGTAAATCTGGTTCTATCTGTTGAACTTCTCCTGTTACTAAATTAATAATAGCTATTTCTTTAGTACCTCGACAAATAGTTGCGCATCTATTTCGTATTTCATTACTACTGATATACTCGAGCGGATCCATTCTACTAGGATCAAAACCATCCAATTTACTACAACAATTACTTACAGACAAACGTAAGTACTGAGCTAAGCATAAGCAATCTGCTTCTGCAGCCTTTAATCTAACCTCTAAGAAATTAGAACTTTCACCTTGTACAATGAAATAAGCTGCTTGTTCTTGAACCTTATTGATACTACGTTTTGCAGATATAAGGTCAGCTAAAATGGTAGATAATCTAACCATTTGCTTAAGAATAATGCGATTCTTATTACTCATTACTACTAATAGTTTTTAATGGAGAAATAGGTGTAGTACCTTCTGGAACTTTACCCACACTTTTTACATATGGATATCCAGTAGATTTGACCTCTACCTCTTTTACTATAGTTTTATATTTTACTATAGGTTTTGGCTCATTAGTAGTCTTAACATTCACAATTGCGTCTGTTGTTCCTTTTACAGATACTTCGTTAGTAGATAGATCTATTTCAACATCTATCTCTTGCACAGACTTCTTCACTTCTTGTGGAATAGTTCTAGCTATACTAGGTAGTTCTATTACAGAAGGAAATACAGGTGGTTGTGCCTGTAATGTGTTCGTTGGTAGCAAGTTATAGCCAATGAGAACACTAGCCATAAACATGCTAACAATCGATAATACTCTAGAATTCATATTGATTATGATTTTTTAGAGAATAGTTTCTTCCAAAAGCTTAAACTTAGCCATATTTTAGCTGGGTTTAATTTTTTTTTTCACTTGTTGGAAATTCGCTTTCCTTAGGACTGCTGATTGACTCTCCGCAGTATTCTGCGAGACGATCTGCTGGATTACGATACAGATTAATAATCTGACCTACTACCATTCGCAATTCTGCATCAGTAGGTTTATGTTCCTTCGGGAAGTAATTAGTACGAAGAATACCTAAGACTTTTCGAGCTGTTGAACGATTGTTCTCAAGTTCAGATTTCTTACTCTCTTCTGCACTGTTAATAGTCTCATTACTGAGATTATAGTCGGCAAATATCTTGTCGATATATTCAGTACCAAGATTACCAACAATAGCATTTAATGCCTTGTCTTCCGTCGGTTTCAATGTATTGTCATCCTTTAGCTTATAGCGGAAGTTCTCTCCAATAAGAGCTTTTAGTGTACTTGCAATCTGTTCTTCAGACCAACCAGCTTTAGACATGTGTGTATGCAATATTGCATGAGCACTACATGGAGAGCCTGTTTGAGAAGTATACAGATATACTGCACGACCAAGACCTTGTAATAAGCTAACTGGTTTAATTCTTGTGAAGATCTCTTCCAGCCATTCAGCTGTAGTTCTGTCATCAAGAGCCAGTTTCTTATCTGCATTTTCTTCTTTAGTAATGCAATAAGTACGATACCATTCTACGATGTTAACGATGTTTTCTGCCATATTCTTTCCGTTTTTGATGATATGTTCTAAGGCAGAATTTACCATATCATCAGAAGTGATCTTGTTTGGATCAAGCTCAACCTTTTCTTCTTTAATAGAAGACGTACCTGCATCTTTAGAAAGCTCATTAGGTACTTCAGATTTTGTAAAATCGATAGACAACTGTTTATCGTTTCCAGGCAGAGCTTTAGCAGGAGCTAGTTTAATTCCTAGCATTTCTGCCATACTTTGTAGCGGCATGATTTGATTTGCATCAATCTGAAGTTCGAGTTCACCTTTCTCTCCACGATTAAACAAATCCTGACGGACATCTACAAGTGCTAACAATGTCACAACATCAATGTTACGATTAATGTCAGCATACATTTCTGGATAGCGTTCAGCTAATTCTTTGTTATTTGCGTAACGCTGTTGCATTACAAATGATAACATAGCTTTACCGTCAAGAGACGAAGATGTAGACCCTATAGGAATTCCTACGTTGTCAACTGCATTTACTAAGGAAGTAGCACGTTTAATTGCAACTTCTGCAGGATCCTTCTTTACATCCTTAGATGCATCTTCAGGAATAATTGTGGGAATCTTTGGTTCCTTTTTCTTAGAAGGAGCTTTTTCCTCTTTCTTCTGCTCTTTCTGGGTGGCTTGAGGCTTTTCTTCCTTCTTAGTCTCTCCCTTCTTTGCAGAAGTTTCATTAGTTACTGTCTGTGCAGCTACTTGCTGAGTATCCTCAGCTTTCTTAGTCTCAGTTTTAACTTCAGGCTTATCGTTACCACCATTAGCGATTGCAGCCTTCTTCTCTTCCTTAGCTGCTTTCTTTGCAGCTTTCAAAGCAGCTTTTCTTTCTGCTTTAGTCATTTCTTTTTCCATAATTCTTGATAAATTGTTTGTTCCAAAAAGTTAATTAATATTTGTTTGTAATAAAAATAGAATGTTTTAAGAGGTTCAACTATCATCCTCTATTGCTGGTGAATCTCTCCCATTAGTGGCTGTTGTACTAGTTAATGCGTCAAATGAATAAAGCTTTGCAATGTAACCTGCAACTACTGTTATAGTAGGATCTTCTACGATCAACTCAATTGAGTTTTGCATGCACGCTACACTCTCCTCATTCACGGTGTTAACTAGTTGAGTAAAAGTAGCTGTATTATCTACCTTAGTAGACTTTACAACTTCTTTACTCAACAAACCTACTAATAGACCAGCCATAATAGCAGAGATAAAACTCCACCAGATCTTAGTACTGCGAAATACTCGCGAAAGTACAAATGCTACTATTAATAGCACAATAATCCAAGCTGCTGTCATAATTAGTAAATCTTTTTTAGTTTAACAATTGTTTAAGTTTCTCTCTAGCCTTATTGAGTGTCGATTTTACTTGACTCTCACTAAGACCAAGTTGCTCTGAAATCTCTTTGTAAGAGAGATTATTCTCAGTACGCAACTTTAATATATTCCTATACTTAAAGCGAAGTCTTGATAAAGCATCTTGTAGTTTCAAATTTGTTTCTTCAAAGATATAATTCTCTTCAGGTGAATGATCTGCAGAATCACTCAACTGGAAACTATTATCACTATCGTCAATCCAATAATTTGACTTCTCTTTTTTAGTACGACGAATATAGTCAATACTACTATTAATAGCTATTGTTTTTAACCACATCTCAAATGAAATGTTATTAACATAACTACTAATCTTAGAAAAAGCTTTTATGAAAGTAACTGATGTTAAATCATCAGCAACGTCTCTGTTATTTACTATATGATATATAGTAATGTAGATAGTTTGCTTATACTTTTCATAAAGCTTTGTAAAGGCAATCTGTTTGCCTTCTTTCGCCTGTTTGATCAGATCGAATAACTGTTGTTTTTCTTCATCTGTCATATCTACGGGCTTTATAGTGGATATAGGGCCGATCAAAGCCCTATATCCTTAGAATGGCAATCCTAGTACATATCTACAATGCCAATTTTCCCAGCTTTTCTTGAACTGCTTATAGATATCCCATACACATTCCATAAAACTAATTTTCATTTCTCTAGAATAAACATTATGTGGTATTTTGTTAATCATACCACATAATATTCTAATTCTTACTTTGATAGTAAAATCAGAATCTTTACCTATTCTTTGGAGTATATTCATATCGAGCCATGCTATGATAGGAGTGCCTCTGAATCTAGTCTTAGAATACAGTCTTGTATGGGTTTTCCATTCGTCATTCCAATTAAAACTGTTATATCTCTTGCCCCAATGAGTATATACTCTATTGGTTAAACTATAAACGTCCATTACGCTTTAGTATTTTTTGTATCTGAAGTATTACGACGTTAATCTGTGATAATGACCACTCAGTTTTACTCATGATATAACTTTTAGTAGCCATTACTCCACGACCATTAATCTTAATATCTTCTAGATATCTTTCTGTGAATTCCTTTATCTCATCTTTAGAGATATTAGGCATCTTCGTACCACGTATCGTTTTACGATAAGGTGGTAGATTACATATTTCAGAATATTCATATTCTAAGAATACAAATGCATCTGGATCTGCATAGATACTCTGAATTTCAATAGATTCCTCTTCGAGGATTGTAAACTTACCTCTTTGAACGAGGTCATTCATATATAAAGCTGAAGTAATCCTAATACAAGGAGCTTCTCCAACACAATTAGCAAGTAGTTCAAAACTCTCGCCAATAATCCGGTATATACCAGGATGATTAAGTCTCATGATTATTAATTTGTTTTTTAAAGTTATCTACTATTCCAGCTATTTCCGACATTCTTAGATCTGGATACTTCTGAGCTACTTTATTAATAGCTTCATTTTCAGTACGAGAATCATTAAGTAATTTAATGAATTCAGTCTGTTCGGCTTTTGAGTCGAACCACGCAAAGTATCTTACACGCATTGATATTCGATTTCTTTAATTTTGTTACCTAATTCTTTCCACTTATCAACATCAATGTCTGTTGCATCTATTAAGTGGATTATATCCGCTCTAGTATTAAACAGTCTTCTGATGTACGCTATACCTTCTTTGTAGTGATACCTATTTTTATAAGTATATGGTACTACACTATGCAACCGATGTATTAATTCGGTTTTCATTCTCATTTCTGTTGAAGCCTTATCCCATGATTCAGGTAAGTTTTCTCTGATAAAATTCATTAATCCCATTTCAAATTAATTTATTGATTAAATTTAATTTAGTTGTAGTAAGTAGGAGACTCGAACTCCTTATCTCTTGGTAAAACCCAAGGCTTCACTACCATGCAAAGCTTACTTACTCCAGCTTTTTACGACATTAGCTTAGCCGTTAGATTACTTACGCTACTAAGCGAGTGTAATCTGTTACATAACTTGCGTTGCCAGTTATCTGCTTATTGACCTATTCTACTTCACATTGTCGCTGTCAAATTCATTCAGCCCCTTGTAATGTAATAAAGTGCCAGCTAGAACGAAGCTTCTAAATTATCCTAGCTGTTATCAGGCAGCTCAAGCAATTACTATCTCGCGAGCACTTAAGGGAGTCTCACCCACATCCTTTAGCACTTGTTGTGGAGCTGGAGGGGATCAAACCCTCGTCCATACGACTGATTCATAGACCTAGCAGTCAATGTGGGTATATGACCGACCAAAGTCATATACCCTATGGTCTTGAGATGGTTAATCTCTATTACTGATCTTGATAATACTAACGATATCTGATATAGAACATTCTCAAACTCGTTACTTAGTTCTATAAGATTCAAAGATTCACAAATATCTGTCTGACTTGATATCACGACTAAAGCGTTTCAGCATTATTACTAATGCGGGACAATCTTATTGTCGCGATCTCAGACTTATGATCAGTAGTTCATTGTAACACCACATAATTGATTCAAAGATTCCATATGTGACCTGTTAATTCAGGTCCGTGTGCGCTGGTATCCCCGGCAAAAGCCCAACCGCCCCTCACTAAGAGTATTGATTCAAAGATTCTAACTCTGGTGTCTCTTTTAATTTGAGAATTAATTTTTGTTTCCAGGAACTAATTCTCCGTATCGCCATTGCCATGAATTCGGGAAGATTTCGTTCAGCTCACGAAGAGATTCATCGATACTCTTTCCAATTTCAATCAAGTCTTTGTCAAACTGCTTCTTCATCTCACGAGCTTCTTTGTCCCATGCTGTTACAGGTTTCTTTCCGCTCTTGACATCTTCAGCTAGTTCTGACAAAGACTTCAGATAGCTTTTGATACGTTGGTTTGTACGATTAGAGCGACGAACTTGCAGTACCGCAGCCGATACAGTATATTCGCACTTCTGTACAACTTCAATAAGGTCGTTCGTAAGTTTCTCTTTACGACGCTCAGCAATCTTTTCTGCTGCTTTCGTTGCAATATCTTCCGTTACCTTACTTGAATTGGAGATAACCTCTTGGATATTTTCTCCATTGATATCCTCAGTTGTGAGGATGTTCATTTTTTCTTTTTCTGCCATTTTTGATTACAGTTTTAATGATTAAAAAAATATATTAATTAACTCTATGGAATTATTTCTATAAAGTCACAATCAGAAAAGTATCTATATCTAGCATATACTACAGCTTTAGCTATGTATTTAACTTTAACTTTAATACTTTTCCATTTATTTTTACTACACATTAATAGTGCATCTGCAATATTCATATTGTGAAAATATGCTAATGCTTCAGCTCTTCTATCTATATCTTCAGTAGGAGCTATATTTATTTGAGTATAGTAATATGCCATTTTAATACTTATTTAAAGAATCTCTTCTTTCTTTATTAAGTCTTATTTTACGTTGACGATAACTTTCTCTTTCTCCTGCTTTTATCAATTTTCTGTTTTCATAAGCTTCTTTACGCTTTAATGAATTTTCAGAACATTTCATAAGAAAAATATGAATTCGTTGTTCTTCAGCTTTTAATTGCTTTTCTAATTTAGCAATTTCTTTTTCACAGTACTTTGTATCTATTATACTTAATAGTCCTGTAGATATAGCTGCTTTTAATTGTTTTATTCTTTTTGTTTTTGTCATATAACTTGGTATTTAATGATTTAAATTTAAAAGAATTACTCTGCTTATTTGTACTTCTTATTCGCAGACAGCCCACGTCCTTCTCCTGACCTATTGCTAGGTTGACCGTTGTATAGTCCTTTGTACTCTTGCTTAGTAGCTTAGTAGTACTAAGCTTCCATTAGGGTTCTGGCTTTAAGTAATCCTTTGGTTGACTGAATCCACCATGTTACTAACAAATTAAAATTAGTAATATATAACAGTTGGCAGAGACTCTGGCGGAATCTCCGTTGACGTACTGTTCTTTGGTTCCATTCTGAGTTTACACTCATGAGGGCATTCACTACAGGCAATTTTATTATCACGTGTAGGACATTGTTGTTCAATTATTTCCATGCTTTAGTGCGGCTATAAGGCTCCATTTTTTTATGTTTAGGCCTCTTCTTGAAGTCTTTCGGTTTTTCTTCCTTATCTGTCTTTGCCATATTAGTAGAGTTTACATATACTATTGTGAACTATGTTAATATACTCTGGTAGACAGCCGTATTTATAGCTATTTAGCTGATTACGCCTATCAAGATATATCTTTTCATCTGTTATCTCTGCAATATACGGTACTGCAGGATGCTTACGTAGTTCATCTTTATTAATCAGATTAATAACAAATGCCTGTTTAAAGGTACTTTCCCCAAGTAATACTCTACTACCTACAATAGCTAATACCTTTTTACAGAAATCATCAATTATATCTGCTATTTTTACAGATTGATTAATTGTAGCACAACTTATACCTTCTGTTTTAGTTAAAGCATTTAATGCTAATAACTTCTCTATATCAGAGTCAGTCATAGTAATAACTTCTACCTTTCTATCAGATACTTCTACGCCATTAGAGCGTACACTAAAAGTCTTAGCTAATTTAGTACAGAGTGTATCCTGTCCGCCATATTCAGGTAAATACTCTCCATCAAATACGATAATAATTGCTTTCATTTTTTTACTATTGATTAGTTATTTTAATGTATATTTCATATTCATCTAGTTTAGCTATCAAATTATCTGTAGATAATTTAGTATCTAATTCTAGATGAAGATTGTTTACAGTCACCCCATTTCTACCTTGATTAACTAATTCTTTAGCTTTAGATAGTGGAGTAATACCACAGAAACTTCTTACTGCTAATAAATTAGCTAAAAAGTGATCTGTTTTAAATGTGATTTCAGTCAAATACCGTTTTCCTTTCATTTTTACATAATCTTAAATTGTTAGTTAATAATTATTGACGACGACCAAGATACTTTTGGATTTGTGCTTTAAGTCTAAGTATCAGACTTTTGTTAGACTCTTCTAACCACCTTTGTTGTTTACTTGTTAATAAGATAAATAGTATTCACTTGTTTTCTCTTACCTAATATATTCTGACTCTCACTATAGTTTTAACTCATAAGCAGAAATAGCTGTCAAACTATCCTTATTGGAGTACATGATTTTAACGTCTGCACGATTATAATATTCTACCAGTGTACATATTGCCAATAGCTGTACACTACTACCTGCAATCTTATGGTTTCTTATTACTTACGCCCCACATGTTTGTCATTTTCTGAAGACTATACCTATCCTCACGGACTAGTATAGTTAACCTAATATTAACTTATTAGGAGGTTACGCTAATGAGAAATACTAATTGTATCTCTTTCTTCTCGTTTTTCATTTATAGAATCAATATATTGTTGCGATCGTGCACCACTTAGAACACTATTATAGCAGTTCTTGTTTGATTCATATATAGTAACTATGTCTTCTATAGACATACTTGTACCATGATTAATCAAAATATCAGTTAGAACTACCTCTGGCATTGTAAGAAATACACTGTCAACATGCTGATTCCATTTCATTTGTTCCCTCATTTGTAGAGTTTCCTGTATTGTAGGAACATAATCCTCTGCAATATCAGTTTTTTGTAACTCAGTACTCTCTTCAGAGTTAAAAAGTCTTGAAATCTTCTCACGATCGAGATAGATTACAGTAGCTGCGATTGCCATAATAGCAATAAACAGTAATACCCAAATCCATACTTTGTTAGATGATTTAGGTTTTTTCATTAGTTCATTTTCCATCTTAGTCCTCCGTTTCTTCTAATTTATAGGCAATTTCTCCCATTTCTTCTGTAACTGCAAATTCATTTGATAGAATTACAGCAATTGTACGACCGTCTCCATCTACATAAGCATAGTCGAAAGAATCTGTTGGAACTAAGATTTGTGTGCCATCTGAGGCATCATGTAAAATAAAACTTTTCTTCATTTTTGATAAATGTTTTAATAGTTAATAATATAATTACTTTCCAAACCAGTTAAGTAATAGGTCAGCAAAGTTAGTTTTTAGATATTCCGCATCATTTTGTTCTTTTAGTCGTAACTGGATACCATGATACACAGAGAAATAGCTTACGCAATAGGAACAATTTAAGAAGGACAAACCCATACTAGAATTGCAACACCATATATACCAGTACTTAATACTTTTGTATAGTTCATGTTGCCACGGTTTATTACCATTAGCAATAAAATTCAAAGCCGCAATAATAGTAGTAAGTTGTTCATATGTATTCATATGATCATCTTTGTACTTTCTTGGTTTACGACCAATGCATTTACATGCATCTTTATACGATTTGATATCTTCTCTTTTCATAATTATTATTTAATAGTATCTCCAACAAAATATACATTAGTGTATAAGTAATCTTTTACGTATACTCTATTGTTTTGATTAGTAACTGGATTTTTCAGTATAAATACGTAAGAATCACTAAAGTTTTCTACATATTTATCTACTAATAGATACCTCTTATACTTCATTTGTAAATCTACAAAATTGTATATAGGATGTTCAGGAATGCATTTTATAATAGTGTAAGCTATTATAATAATAAGTATAATTACTAAAATATACTTACTAATTTTATTCATTACATTGCTCATAATATTTATTAATAAGGTAGATTAACTACAAACTGATGTCTATTTGATTTTTCCATAATATTTTAAATTATATAAATATTTATCAAAATCTGCATCTATTGTTGCCCAATATTTGAGACCTCTTTTTGATTTAGACCATGAAAAGAATTCACAAAAATAACTATACTTTTGTATTTCTCTATATACTGGTATACACCATGATTGTCTAACTGTTTCATCTACAAAATTAGTTAGTAAGTGCCTTCTTAGAAGAAATTTAAGTAAATGTATATTCATATGTACAATTACTTGATGTCTTTTAGATAGTTCTTTCTTTTTCATACTATTATATATTATTGATTAATACTATTAAATAAAGGTATTAGTTTCATAGGCAAACAAACTGGATTTCTTTTTTAAACCTACTACTTACACACTCGCCACGTGAAGGCTACCTTATGAGTGCAACTAATATACCTATCTTCACAGATAAATATATTAGTAATGACACACTAGTCATTTGGAATGAATTAAACTACTAAAAGTTACATTTGGCAAAACATAAATTTACATGAGTTTAAAGACGGTAGGAGCGCGTCGTCCTACTTGACACATAAGTGAAAGCTCTTATGCCAGCTATTTCCTGATTTTAACGTCTGCACTAATACTTTGCTGGTTGCCAGTTTCAACTACAGCGTGAGTTGAATGGACAGCTAAAGATATGAGCCCCACAGGATTGTCAAGGATTCTCACCTTAAAGATACCTAGCTATAGGTCAGCTAGGTTTTTTGTGTTATACTACCCTTACTCGTTTCATACACTATAACACCTGCTTATGAACTGTCTTTGATGTATCTGCACTAATACTTAGTTTTCTCTATCCAATGACGATTACCTTTTCGCTAATATACTACTGTAATCATGTAGTATTCCCACGTATAGATAAAGAACTAGGATATAAGCCCCACAAAGTTGACACTGATTCTCACAGTGTAGATACAGTATTTCTACTGTATTAATAATTTTTAATTATAGTTACGTCTATACCAAAGTACCCTAATATATCCACAAGTTTCCTTGCTTCTTCAAGTTTAAGGTCTCTTGGTAAAGTGCTGTGTTTTCCTATACAGCTATCTATATAGTCTTTAGCTTCTTTGAGTCCAAAGCCATAATTCTTTTTTATTATTCTTATTGCTTCTAGTTTACTGTCTATAGTAACTTCTTCAGAAATATAGATTTTTACTTTTACTAAATCTGAAGTTTCTTCACAAGTAGATGATTCAATAATAATAGATAATATGCTATTGAACTGATCATAAGAACATACTTTAAATATAGCGTCTAATAGACTATTTGTAGATAACTTCTTATCTTCAAGAAGCTTATTTACTACGTATTGTTGGATACTTGTTGTCTCTTTCATAACTTGATATTATTTTTTTAGTTATTAATACAATAGAAAAAAATAGAGTAAGCGCATTAATATAGTTAACTGCTACGTTATGTGGCTATAAGCTATGCTAAGAACTATGGGGATAATACCATTTCCTTTCTCTTACTCTATTAAAAACGCTAGCTAAACTCACTTGTTACAGCTGGAGTTTATGTAGCTGTCTACATAATTGTAGAGTTCTCGAATTCTACTTAAAGTAGTGAATAAACTCTGAGACTTCTTTTTCGTTATCCCTGCTCATAGAATAATATATCCGCTCTATTCTTATCACACCGATAGCGGACTCTGATGTGAAGCGGTTTTAAATAAAGTGTAGGTATCTTCGCCATCTGTACTCAACTTGTAATCGTTGAAGATTATAAAGACTTTCATTATTTCCCTATACCTACTTTCGGTTAGTTACTTCAAAGAGTTGCACCATAGCGAACCTAACTATGACTCTACCACGTGGATTAACTATTCAATCTTTAACCTTATTGTGCATATAAGGCGGAATAGTTTCTTCTTGACTCTGTATTCTGTCGGGCTTGTCACCGGCGCTTGGCTACATTAAGAAGAGAATTATAATAGTATAGTCCTTAGCGTTACCTAAGTCTTTATAAGGGCATACCTAACTTATACTATTATAATTATAACGTGGACTGTGTGCTTCACAGCACTAGAAGTTAATTTGCATTTCATAGAATAATTACTTTGCGAATAAATCTGTTTTTGAAGTTTCTTAGACTATTTCAAATACAATTTGTCCTTTACCATTATAACCAATAGTCATACACTTATCGTTATATACAAATGAACTTATTGTATCTGAAGCTATTTTATCACCGTTTGCTAGTATAAATACTATTGTTCCTCCATTGTTCTCAATCGCACTTATTGTAGTAACAACTTTTTTATTATGGTATTTTACTAGTACTTCTTTACCTAATAGAGGGTATAATACTTTAGTTATTTCCATAATACTAAATGTTAAAGATATGATAGCAAACAATGCTCGCTATTATCATAGCTATGGCTAATGCTGTGCATATCTTGAATTCGATGTCTTGATTGTTTGCTTTCATATATTGATTATTAAGTTAATAATTGCATTTTACACCTAAAACTTAGAATCTTACATTTAACTGTAATCTATTACATCCACCTGACAAGGATGGATAACTAAGAAACTGGTGTCCTCAATGACTTGGAAAGTTATTAAGTTTTTTATGTTTCTATCTTGATTATCTATTAGTTTGTTTAATAGACAAAAAATAGTACAGCTCGAAAGCTGTACTATTTAGTTGTTAGTAGGTTGGTGCTCCACCAGGAACTTGTGTAAACTCTGGTTGCGGCTGCTGCTGAGTTGGGTTGATAGGTTGAACTGTCTGTCCTCCTACCATCTCTGGTTGCGGCTGCTGCTGTCCTACAGCTTGTGGTGTAGTGTCCTCTTTTACTGGGATGCAATAAGCTTGGAAAGCTCTTGCTCCAGCTTCATCTGGTGAACATCCTCTTACCCACTGCTTTTCGTTGAACTCGTCAAGATAATATTGACAGAATACTGCCAGTGTAGTAAACACGGTTGGCTGACCATTCTTACCTACAAGCTCACCTGCACGAATTGCAGGTCTTGCTGCTCTTGTGGGTGTTGCTGGCTGTGCAGCATGGTCTGATAGGTGTTGCTTGTGGAACTTTTGTGCTGGAGTATAATTTACCCAGCATCCTGTGATAATGCTTAATTCATCAGGAATAACAGCATCTTGTTGCGCAGTTCCACCATGTGCAATTGATAACAAAGGCTCATAAGCTTTTACCATTAAGGCGTTAAAACTTGTGAATGTCTGTGGGTCTTCCCATACGCAAAGCATATTTTGTAGCTTTGCAACGAGATACTTAGTACCTGCATTTGCTTTGCCTTCTGGTACTACTGCGATTTTTGGTTCTACGATTCTGTAACGTGCCATGACATGATACAACTAACCTATACGTTGTGAGGTTTTTTTGGTGATTTGTTAAATATAGCTATATATTACTTGGTGAGGTAATACATGGGAAAATGGGAGAGAACAAACTTGAACAACGGATGATACTACTACGTAAACATCTTCTTCAAACACGGTTAAAACCGATACATATTGCTCTCCCCAATGATTGGCAGCTGTGGCTGAATTGCCTCCTGTGCGCAGCCTGTGTAGGTACTAAGTATTGAATACTGAGTACTATGTACTCAATACTCAATACCTGTCCTTATTTGTTGTTGCCGTTGCGTGTCAGTAGAGTGTGAATTGTAGGTTGTCTGTTGTTACATTTGAGTCATCGTTCCCACTTCTTCTACTTCTGCAATTCTTTGATTTTAATTGTTTATATTGATTATCAATTCTATCCAGGTGAGCCTGAATTGTTAGTCTGTAATAAAGGACCAGGAGTACATGACTCCCAGTCCTAACCATTTAAAGTGGTTATTGTTTACGTATTATACGTATTATCCAATATACTAGTAGTAACACTAATCCAAGGACTAATGAAAAACCACCAATAACAATTAGATTACCAAACAATGCATGACTGTCATAAGTCAAGATTGTTTCTATTACTGGAAATACGTAAGCAACTAGTGCTTGAACGTAACCAAACACAAGAAGGCATACGCCTCCCACTGTGAGCTTGATACTCACTTCTTTAAGCTTAGTTAACATAACTTAAATGAATTAAATGGTTAATAAATATGCGCGTTGAACAGTCGCGCCCCTGCTTTGGTTACTCTAGTTCTTCCACCTCTTTAGTAGTAAGAGGTCTGAGAACTGTGTAATCACCCTTGCCACTACGAGTCATGTTAGTAGAGGCATTAAGCCTCTACTTTAGAATCAATGTAACTACCGATGAACTCGTCGAACGTCATATAATCGTATGCGCCAGACTGAAAATACTCTTGGTATGCGGTTTCTAAATCCATGATTATAAGTTTTTAAGTTAGACATAGGGGGACTTCCCCCAATGAATGACAGCTGGGGGTGAATTGGGGTGGTGTTCCACACATTCACAAATCCTCTTAAAAAAATTTTTATATAATTTTTTGTTAAACTATGTTAAAATATTGATGTTAAATAGCCATAAACATTCTTAATAATTGTTAATATCGTTAACAACATAGTAACTATTAAGTAGTCTAATACGTTAACTGTTATTAGACAGTAGAACAGTAATACAGTAGAACTAAGTATCATAAGTAAACTAAGCTATTAAGTTAACACTGTATAGACTTACTCTAGATAATACATATGAAAGAATATACACAAGAACAACTACTGAATAGAAAATATTCTGGTAAAGGTATGCACCAATTAGATTCCCCTTACAAAGGTATCGTTTACGATAAAGAGCTAAAACGCTTTGTAGAGATAGTATGGAGTGACTACTATTATGATTTTGTATTTAAACGCCTCGTAAGTTCAGAGGAAGCAGAAAAACTAGGACTATGAAAGAAGGAAAGAAGAATGACTTCCAAGATAGTAAACTAAGGTGGGATTTACTACCACTAGAAGAAATTGAAGATATTGTTAAGCTATATACTGCTGGTTCTATTAAGTATGGTGACAATAATTGGCAGAACCTAGAGAATGGTTACCAACGTTATAAAGCAGCTATGTTAAGACACTTGCTTGAGTATGAGAAAGGTAATAAAATCGATGACGAAACTAAAGTAAATCACTTAGCAGCTGTAGCGTGGAACGCAATAGCTATGCTTTACTTAGATAAACACGGAAAAGGTAAAATAAATAATTTAGATTGATATGAATAAAAATGTAATTAGACCAATAGCTTACTCAGGTAAGTATATAGATGTTAAAGGTAAAGACTATTTCTTAGCACCAGAGGTATCTCCAGGTGGTTGTCAGGGTTGTGATTTACTTGGGAAAGGCCTATGTACTAAGACTATTACAGACTATTGTAGACAAGGTTATATACTTAAGAAGGTGAACGCATGACATTATACGATCCAGAAATAGCAGAAATAGTAAAGAAGGGGATACCAGTGGAGATTGAAAATAAGTAGTATACAGTGTGGTCACAACGTAGTGGCAGTTGTGATGGTTGCGCATTTGAAAGAATACCTAAGTGCCCTACTATGGCTAGGAGATACTGCAACTCTAATGGTGGAAACATACTAAAGTTAGTAGATAAATGATAAAAAGAGAAGAATTAAGATAGGAGTTCGATAGTATAAGAGAGAAACAGACTAAGCTTAATAGTAGGCTTAATAGACTGAGCAAGGCATTAAGGGCTACTACGGACGAGTTAGCAGAACTTTATTTAAAGGAGAATATACTTATAACTACTCAAACTACTATTAAAGGTATAGTAAATGTAGTATTATCTGACGATGCGGTATATCTTGTAGAAGGAAGAAATCCATATAATGGCCCTCTCAGTTTAAGAGCTAAAGTATCTTATGAAGATTATATAAAATTAGAGCAACATAAGTTAGATTCTAACGTTATAGAAGAAAACTAAGTTAAAAGAATATGGAAGATAAAGTACTAGAAACAGTTATTAATGGACTGGAATACAATATGTTGAAAGATGTTTGGATTAAACCTTTAGACCCTATTATGGTTACTAAAGAGTTTACAGAACAGATTCCTACTGGTGTTGTAGATGAAGATGGTTATAATGAATATGAAACTAAAACAGAAACTAAGGAAGTAGAATCTGACTTTACAAAAGGAGTAGTATTACAGTTGCCTGCATCTATGACTGACCAAGAGTTTAAAGTAGGTGATATAGTTGTATACAATAAGAGATTTGCAAAAGACTTTGATTTGTTTAAGGACAGTCAATTAGTTAAGACATATGACATCATTGCTATTTGCAAATAATGTTAATAAAGTAAGAGAAAGAAGGCTCAGCTTAGGCTGGGCTTTCTTTTTATATGTTAACTAATTGTTAACAAAAGTTAAAAGCTATTAACAATAGTATAATATAGGCGTTTAAAGGGTATGTTAACAGATATATGTGTATTTGTAGGCGGTATATTCCTAATGTGGTTTGCTGCCTGTAAATTAGACAAATTTAATAAATAAAATTATGAAATATAAAGTAATTAAAGAGTTTGGTTGTGCAAAGAAAGGTGATATTCTTACTAATAGCGTAGAAGATCCCGAAGTGTTTACTCTAGAAGTAGAAGAAGATAATACTTATCGTTATATGAGTATTAGCGATGATATTGCAGACTGCTACTGTGAAGATGAGTATCTACTTGCTATTGATGAGTTATCTGATGCACAAGTAATTAATAATACTTTAGCATTCATTGATAAGTTAAACAAACAGTATGAAGAAGATTATAGAACAGCTGAAGAGAAAGCAGATAAAGGTGAGATTCCCCCAGCAATGTTTGTAGAAGCTAGGACTGTTTACTTTAACCTTACAAAAGTATTGAATGAAGTTAAGAAACGATTAATGAATAAGGATAATGAATAAATTGGTTAAGACTGTGTCTAAAACCGATTTGTATAAAGAATTCCTCAAGTCACTTAATGGTATACTTGATCTTACTGATAGGGAGTTAGAATTATTGGCAACGTTTATAGATATAGATATTAATACGCCAAAGCTCCCTAATATCAGTAAAAATGTGATAAGTACAGAGAATAGGAAGTACATTAGAAAGATTCTAGGTATTACTCCTGATAATCTCAGTAGATATATTACTAAGTTTAAGAATCAAGGTATACTTGTAAAGGGTAGAGTAGAAGATGAAGTGATGGTGAGTAAAGCTTTAGTACCAGAGATAATCGGTGATAGAGTACAAGTAACAATAGTATTAAGAATAAGTAAAGATGAAAGCGGTAGCAATGATGATTGAAGCAGGTTCAGTAATAGCATGGAAAAAGTATAGCCTACTTAAGGAACTATGGGCTTGGCTTAGACGTAAAGAGCTACCCTATAATAGGTTTACTATAATCCCAGGTAGGACTGAACTGATATTGATAAATGATACAGGAATTAACTTTAATGCAGCGATATACGAACCTATACGTAAGTATAGTAAAGTAGAGAGCAATAAACTTAATATACTGTGCAAAGACAGTGGTTATAATAATGAAGATTGGGTAGATACTGCCAATATAATAAACCTAGTTAGACCTAATACGTTTGCAGGACCTACTACTTTAAATACATGTAGGTATTACAAAAAGGTAGAACTTTATGAGAAATTAGACGAGTATATATACTAAGTTAAGTAATAAATACAACTTACCAAGACAAATAATAGAAGTTATATGCAATAGCCCGTTTAGGTTTACTAATGAAGCTATAACTAATATGAATAGTAAACCCATTAGATTTACTTATCTAGGGAAGATTAAACTCAAGAAAAGATATGAAGAAACCAATGATTGATATATATGATCCGGTAGTGTATCCTAGAAAGTTATGGGTAGCCGATAAGATAGAAGGTCTAGATAAGGTGTTCTCATTTATGAAGATTGCAGATCCTTATATAGAGAATGAGTCAGCATATGATAAGATGTTAAGTGATGCAGAATATACTAATAGTGGCATGCTTACTTGTCCTGTAATGCGTATATCTGATGGTCTATATGGAGTATTAGTAATAGCTCTAGATTTAGATAGTATAACTTCAGATATGATTCCACATGAATCAGTACATGTAGCAGATTATATATTCAGTCAGTTAGGTATATTATCTCAAGACTTTACAGAAGGGAATGAAGCATATGCGTACTTAGTAGGTTGGGCGGCAGGATGTATCAGCAGTAGCGTTACTAAATTTAAATCATTATTATGATTTACTTAAAAAAATAAATAATATGACAATAGAAGAAAGCCGAGTGATGTGGCAATTAGAGAGAAGTAATATCAATAAAGAGCACCTTACTAAGGCAATGAAGGAACTCTATGATAGAGTAGATGTACTGATACAGAATGGAGAATTATTGTATGAAACCTTTGCAAATGACATGATAGATGCAATTACTACTGTGATAGTAAAGAATGGTAAAGAAGGCGTAGAACAAGATAGAATAGAACAGGTAGATGCCATTTGTAATGAACTATTAAATAAATATGAAGAACTTGACAAAGGAGAGTCTGTAGAAGGAGATTTAGGAGTATCAGTAGATAGTACAGAAGTACAAGACTAACTCAGAGTATGTGAATCCGCAGGTGCCGTAGAAGCTTGCGGAAAGCATATTAGAGAGATTAAATAAAGAATATTATTTAGGTTATAGAATAGATTAATATTATGATTAAGTATATTTGTTCAGTAGATAGAGATATCGTTATTGGTTACAAGAGTGGAGTAGAAAATATTAGCTTGCTAGATCGTTTTTACGCAGACTGTATGTGGTATATTCCCGAAGATGGAGAGTGGATCTATACAAAGAAAGATGGTTCTAAATGTAGAAGGAATGTTACTAAAGGTACTATGGTAATAAAATTGTATCCTATAGATAAAGATGATGACGGAAAGTATGTCTTTGTTGAAAGTGATGAAGTAAAAGATCACTATAACAGATTACTAGAGCAACAGCAAAAACAAAAAGAAGCTAAAGCAAATGGTTGTAATTCTTGTTGTGATTGTGAGTGTATTAAGTGTGATTGCTAATATGGATAAATTATTGATAGATCTGTACGGTAATGCTATTTTATATAAAGCAGATACTAATAGCATTAAAAATGTATCTGATAACTTTGAATGTAGAACCGTATACGTTGCATAGTAGGACGGTCAAGTAATAACAGAAGAAGAAGTAATAGATTATAAGTTAGGGGATATTGTACTTATATTAAGTAAATATGATACTATAAGTAGTAAGTGGACATTAAAACCAATAGTCTGTTCTGACGCTTTTGCTAAAGACGATCTTATAAGGTGGAGTAAAAAAGATAACAAACAAGTTCTTACAAATGAAACTATTTGATCTTATTGGTGGTAAAGTAAAAATACACCCAGATGCATTAGGTATCCCATGCTTTAGAACAGTATGGGAGGCCGATGCTGATCCTGATAAAGTATGGGCTACTAAAGTAATAAGTTATATTGTGCTTAATAATAAGTATAATAGTCCATATGTAACCAGTATGGATAAAGATACTAGGGAGGCCAAACTAAAGAAACAATTCTTTGGTGATTCTAACTATAAACTTAATGCTGAAGAGACTATATGTGAAGAAGGCTATAAAGAGTTCATTAATACTAAGACTTTACAGTTATTCAATAACATGCGTCTAAAATTGGATAGCATTAGTCAGTATTATAAAGATTCTTTGGATGAAGTACTTGATGAAAAGAAGATTAAGGACTTACTTAATGGTATGGCTCAAGTAGATAAAGTGGTTAAGGTTATAGATACTCTAGAAAACATGGTTAAATCTGAAGAGGCTATGATGGGTAGAGTAAAAGGAGACGCTAAGGTAAATCCATATGAGTTGGTGTAATAATACATTAAAATACAACCTAAAATAAACAATACGTTATTAATATAAAATTTGATACGATGAAGAAGATTAATATTACAGTGGATCTGACTAAAGATAAAGAAATTGTTTGGGAACAGATTAATGAAGCAAGTAAGAAATTAGCTCCTAAGAAATCGTGGTTGAAGAGAATCATTTCTTGGTTCTAATTTCCATCGGCAAGACTTAACGTGGAGAGTCTTTAAACAAAGCCACGTGTTCTCTCCTATGGTGTAGCGGTAGCACGGCGGATTCTAGCCCCGCAAGTCCGAGTTCGACTCTATGGTAGGAGGACCAATAACGGTAAGTTTGCAGTAGCTGTGGGTAGTATCCGAACTTCTGAAATATGATAAGAATGACCCTCTACTTACCGTTAACTTACTTGCTAGGAAGGTCAATTCACGGTTCGGGTAACAAACCAAAATAGTCGGCGTTGACATACTATTTGGTAGACTTCTCTAGATAGAATATATAGGAGTCTGGTGCTTTAGTTCTCTTTACCAAGCGGTATATATGATTGAGAACGAGTTGTGGTCGAGCCGAACGATCTATGGGTTAAAC